GAGGGCAACTTCGAGGACGTCCTCATCGACGGGGTGTACGGGGACACGAACTCGACCCTCGGGCCCGGGTACGAACTCGTCCGCGTCGTCGGGAAGCCGACGCAGACCGCGAAGAACTTCAAGATTCGCAACGTCTCCGGGGCCGTCCGCAAGGGGTCCGCGATCAAGCTCGCGGACGATTCCAACGGGCAGCTCACCGGCCTCGTCATGCGGGACTTCCTCATCGAGGGTCTCAACTGCGGGGCGGAGTACGCCGGGCTCTACATCACCGGGGTGGGCGTCAAGGACGTCACGCTCCGGAGCGCGTGGGTCAAGGAGGCGACCCTGCTCTCCCTGACGGGCGTCTCGACCCCGGGCGGTTCCGGCGTCATCACCGCGTCGCACCAGCTTCACCCGTACACGGGCGTCGGTCAGGTCGCGAACGCCTATCAGGCGGCGGATCAGGTCGTCTTCACGAGCGGGAACAACTCCGGCTCCCGGTTCTTCGTCGACAACACGGTCTCCGGTCAGGCGACCGCGCCGCTTTCCGACTCGACGATCAACGTCTTCTCGACGTACCCCGTCTCCGGGACCGGGCAGAACGCCGAGATTCGCCGAACCCCGGCGGTTGTGTGGGTAGACTCGGCGGCGGTCCTCGACTCCCTGGTGATCCGGGACTGCGGGGCCCGCGACTCGTCGAATGTGAACTATGGGAGCGTGATCGCGATCGACGGGCAGGTTAAGAGCCTCGTGCATGACGGGCTCGTCGCGGTCCTCGGCAACGGGGCGGAGGCGTTCAAGATCTCCTCCTCGGGCGTGGTGAACTACGGGATGCTCTCCCGGTTCGGGATCACGGACAACGGGGCGGGCAACTCGTACGGCATCACGGTCCGGAACGCCTCGACCCGCTCGTACCTCACGCTCTCCGACAGCCATTTCGCCGGGACCGGGGCCGTGCTGCGGGGCGTGTACGTCCCCGGGCTCCTCGACCTCACGCTGGACGGGGTCCGCTTCGGGGGCAACGCCAACGTGCGGCCGATCGAGACGACCTCCGCCGGTCGCCTGAACCTCTACGCGAACAACAACCTCTTCGGCCCGACGCTCCCCACGACGACGATCACGACCGGATCCCCGACCGGGACGGTCAATGCGGTCTCCACGGACTTCCTCCTCGGCTCGACGTCCGCGACCCTCAACACCGGGACCGGGACGACGAACATCACGGTGCCCGTCTCCTCGAACCCGACCCGCGTCGACGTGACGATCACCGCCGCGAGTTCCCCGAACGGCAACCCCTCGATCTCCCTCGGCGTGACCGGCTCCGGGTACACCGACATCATCGGCTCGACGTCGATGCAGGGGTTCGTGACCGGCTCCTTCACGGCGGGGACCTCCTCGACGACCACGCTCACGAAGACCGGGGCCTTTACGGGCGTGGTCCCCGGGCAGACCGTGACGATCACGTCCGCGACCGGGATCACGACCGGGACGTACGTCATCGCGAGCGTGACCAACGCGGACAACGTCGTCCTCGCGACGAGCCCCGGGTCTTCCGGGTCCTCGATCGCCTTCACGGTCGACGCCATGACGACCGGGACGTGGTCCTTCCCCGTGACGACCAGCGGCCGATCCCTCGTCGGGACGCCGATCGTGTTCAAGCAGCAGACGGGCATGACCGGCGGGTCCCTCACCGTCACGGTGAAGGTCTACGGCGGCGCGTCCGGGCAGTAAGGCGAGGATCCGCCGGAAAGGGACTTCGATGCTGTTCGCGGAAGACCTCGGGCTCTGGCAGATCGTTCGTGACGGCGGCCCGTTCGTCGTGGCCTTCATCGCCCTCATCATCGGCGTCATCACCTTCTGGCGGATCGTCGGCAAGCCGTCCCTCGACGCGCTTTTGACGATCTCCGCGAACTTCGCCAGGGCTTCCGACAAGCTCGAACACAACACCAACCGCCTCGAAGCCGTCGCCGCCAAGATGGAGCAGCACCACTGTTCCGAGTAGGAGACCGAAGATGCCGGGAAAGATCGACGACGTTCTCACCAGTTGGCTCGGGGCCTCGTACCGGACGAGCCTCGCGGGGTGGCTGACGGTTCTCGTGACCGTCATGCTCCTCTTCTCCGACGAGCTTGGGCTCAACCCGGCCGTCCAGATGAAGATCAATCAGGCGATCATGCTCCTCACGGGCGGGGGCCTCATCATCGCCCGCGACAACAAGGTCAGTTCGGAACGCGCCGGGGCGAAGTAGCGCCGACGCGAGACCGCAAGGAGTCCTGCAATGAAGACGACCGCTTTCGTCCTCTCTTTCGTCGCCCTGTTGCTCGGCGGGTGCGCGACCTCCGGGGTCGGCCGCGAGGCGTCGCAGGTCGGGGGAGACGTCCTCGACCAGAACCCGAAGCAGGTCAGCAACCGCCAGCAGGGGCCCGCGACGATCACCAGCGTTCGGTCCCGCTCCGCCGCGAAGACCCCGACCGGGCTCGAAGCCCTGACGGACAACAAGGGGGACGCGATCATCGAGGGGGACGGATCGATCACCGTCTCCGGCGCGGCGACGAACCTGATCGAACTCGACCGGTCGGGGTTCTCGCAGGCCGGGACCGGGCCGAGCGGGCACGGCGCGGTGGTCGACCTCGGGGACGGGCAGTCGATGACGTTCTTCTCGTCGACCGCGACGACGACCCGCCGGACGAAGACGGTCGGCAAGGACGGGACGGTCAGCGAAGAGACGACGATCACCAGCGACCCAACGTCCCCCACCAAGGCGTACGGGGACTCGGTTCTCTCCCCGCTCCTCTCGTACTACAAGGGGCTCACGGAGGAGAAGCGGGCCGCGTTCGTCGCGGGCGTGCAGGCCAATAGCGAGCAGACGAAGGCGATCGTCGACAAGCTCGCGGGCCCCGATGCGTGGGCGTTCCTGACCTCCCTCGTCGCCCCCGTCGTGAAGTGACCGCCGCACCGCCCACCGGAGCATCCCGTGAACGAAGACGTGCCCTCCCAGTCCTCGCCCGGCGCGAGGATCGAGCCCAAGTCCGTCGCCAAGGTCGTCACCCGCACCTTCTCCCCGTCGTACGAAACATCGATCGGCCTCCAGAACGGGGCGAGGATCGACCCCGTCCCCGCCCCGTGGGGGGAGAACCACGCGACGACGGTCTTCATGTCGAACTGGTGGCGGGACAACTTCGTCACGCCCGCATCGTGCATCACCTACGACAAGGCGGAGTCCCTTCGCACGGGCAAGATCTACATCCCCCGGGACAAGCCGTACCGGCTCGTGATGAACTTCGAGGACAGCCGGGACTCGTGGGCGGCGTGGCCGTTCGAGGAGATGGAGCGGTACCGGGACGAGATCAAGAAGGCGTACCCGCACCTGACGATCTCGGCGTACGTCGCTCAGGCGTACAACCTCCTCTCCGACTCGTCGAAGTTCGCGGTCTCCCGGATCGAGATGCTCCGGAAGTTCGCGTCCAAGTTCGACGAGATCAGCCCTTCGCTCTACTACCACGAAACGGACGATGTCACGGTCGACTGGTCGAAGGCCCCGGGGGAGGCCGTGCTTTCGATGCTTCCCCAGTGGCGGGTGATGCGGGTGTGGGAGCGGTCGATCGCCCCCGGCAAGCCCCTCTCCCCGTGCGTCTGGTGGTTCGTGACCCACCGGGGGTACAAGATCGTCACGCGGGACCAGTTCTGGAAGCTCCAGGTCGGGGCGGCCCGCTCCTCCCCGCAGGCGAAGTCGGTCATCCTTTGGGGGAACGTCGCGAGCCTCGGCGAGCAGCGCATCTTCGACGCCGGGGCCCGCCCGGTGATCTCCGGCTAGTTTCCAGTAGAAACAAGACGCGACCGGGACTCCCCCGGACCCGCTTGCCCAGGGTCGGCCGCGATTGCGGCCGACTTCCTTTTTGTCTATAGTGGCCCGACCGGAGGTCCGTCATGCCGAACCCGATCGCCTGGAAGAGTCCAAAGCGACCGTGTACCGCGAAGGTGTGCGGCCTCGTTGTTCCAAGGGCAATGGTCACGGAGCCCGGCCGGGACGTCGACGTCGAGGTCACGCCGTTCTGCGGCAAAGAGCCGTGCAGCATGACCGTGGCCGCGACCGAGCGGAGTTCAATCGACCAGCTCTGTCGTCAGGCGGAGATTGCCGCGTCGATCCAGCACGTCGAGCGCCGGGCGTGCAAAGAGTGCCACGAGGCGTTCTTCCATGAGCTTTCCCGGGACGAGAAGAGGTGGCTCTACGCGAGCGACCCGAAGCTCGGCCCGGTCATCGGCCTCAACGTTGAGGGGGATTCCGAGGGGGTCATCTGATGCCCGCGACGTTTGCGGGCGAGATCGAGAAGATCAAGGCCCGGTACGACCAAGAGAAGTGGAGGATGGGCGTCGCCCGTGGGCTCGCGTTCTGGCGCGAGTTCATCGCCGGGTGGGCGTCCGCCGCGACCGTCCTCCGGGCCCCGGCGTCCGCGTACGAGATCCCGGACGAGGTTGTCGCCGAGGGTGACCAGTCCGTCTTGTCTTGGGCGTGGTCGCTTGTCGAGCATGAGACGAACGCCGTCCTTCACGCCGTCGATCTCCGCACGCCGCTCCCGAGCGCCGTGATCGTCTCGCACTTCCGCGTCCTCTCCGGGAGCGGGCTCATCTTCCCGGACGGATCCGTGTGCTCGTTCGTGCTCCGCTCGATCGAGCGGACCCTTTCGGTCGAGGAGGCCAGGGACAACCGCACGATCGCGGAGTCGTCGATCGAGATGACGAAGCTCCGTCGGATGCTCTCCGAGAAGGCGGGGAGCCCCGGAAAGAAGAGGCGCTAGCCGATGGACCCCCGCAAGGCCACTTACCCGCTTCAGTGCTTGATCCCGTGCTGGCTTGGCGGGGAGGGGTTCATCTCCGGGTACCCTGTCCTCGCCGTAGTCCTCCGCGAGGCCGGGTCCGTCTCTCTCGGGCTCCACGCGCTCTTCGACCGGATCCGGAGCGCCCAGCCCAAGGGGGACGCCCAGCCGAGGCTCGTCGCGTTCATGGGGGACGAGCGGTATTTCGACGATCAACTCCTCATGCTCGTTCGGATGCGGCTCTGCCTTCCCTGTTACGCCGAATACTGCGGGGAGCGGCCGATGACGGACCGCTTCGGGATCATGCCCCGGTGGGACCACGCAGCGATCCGCCTTCGCAACACCCGCGTGACCATGTCCGGCGGGCTCTTGTTCCACTCCGTGGTCGTCCCGGCCCCGGACCACCCCGGGGATCTCATCAGCCTTGGCAGGCAGATCGACCGCGCCGGGTTCAAGGTCTCCCGGTACGTCTCCGAGTCCGGGCGGTCCGACCAGTTTGACGCGAAGATCGTCCGGGCCGCCGCCGGGTCCGGGTTCCGCCTCACCCGACCGCTCTCGAAAGAACCACTCCCCATTGCATGATCGGCCAGTCGTTTCATTCCCCGAAGGACTTGCTCGGTTGCTCCCCGATCTCCCCTTTCGTTGAAGAGACGAAGGACGACGTCGAAGAGAGGGAGCCCCGGGAGTTTCACGTCCGCCCCAACAGCATCCCGCAGTACGAGTTCGTCTCGGACCTTGAGACCCCGCTCGTTGCGGCGGTCGGCGGGATCGGCTCCGGGAAGACGACCGGGCTCGGGTTCTTCATCGTCGTGCAGATGTACGCCGAGATGGGGAGCGGGACGATCGGAGGCATCTTCGCGAACACCTACCGGCAGCTTGAGCAGACGACCCTCCCGGGCCTTTGGGCGGTCTTCGAGAGCATGGGCTTGGAGGACGGGATTGATTACGTCTACGGGCGCGAGCCCCCGAAGGACTGGGCTGGGTTCCGATCCCGGTTCAAGAAGCACACGGGCGTGCTCTCCGTCCGCCAGTGGGGGCAGGCCGTTGTCCGTTCGCTGGAGAACTTCAACTCGATCCGTGGCCTCAACCTCGGCTGGGCCGCGATCGACGAACTCCGGGACGCCCGGCACGAGGCTTTCCTCGTCGTCCTGGGCCGCGTCCGGTGCCCGAAGGCCCGCCGACGCCTGATCCGGATCGCGACGAGCCCGTGCGGGTTCAACTGGATCTATACCGAACTCGTTGAGAACGCCGAGAAGATGCCTCCGGGGGCGGAGCGGCGGGTCGTCTTCATGCCCACGTCGTGCAACCCCGACCTCCCACCGGAGTACAACGAGACCCTTCGGGCGTCCTTCGGGGGCAAGTACGCCCAGCAGGAACTCGACGGGATGTTCGTCTCGACGACCGTGGGCGCGGTCTACCACGCCTTCAAGCGGGCGACGATGGTCAACTCTTCGGTCAAGGCCGACCCCGAGCTTCCATTCCTCGTGACGTTCGACTTCAACCGAAACCCCTACTGCGTCGAGATCGCCCAGGCCCAGCCGAACGCCTTCGGGGTGGAACGGCTCGTGGTTCTCGACGAGGTCGTGATGACCGAGGTCGGCACCGAGGACGTCGTGCCCGAGGTTGCGTCGCGGATCAAGTCCCATCTTCCCCCGGACGTGCGGCCGATCGTCGAGGTCTACGGGGACCCGGCGGGCAACCAGAAGCGGACCTCGGCGTCGTCGAACCGGTCCGACTACGACATCATCGACATGGAAATGCCCAAGTACGTCGGCCGGTACATCCCGATGTACCGACGCCGGGCGTTCTCGGTGATGGAGACGGTCAACGCCGTCAACGCGCTCATGCGTCGCGGGGGGTTCGTGATTCACCCCCGGTGCCGGAAGACGATCAAGGACTTCGAGTCGGTGAAGTGGAAGGAGGGGACCTCCGAGATCGACAAGGAGGACAAGTCCCTCACCCACACGTCCGACGGGGTCCGGTACCTGATCGGAGAGCGGTACCCCATCCGGATCAGCCGCCCCAGCAAACTCTGGACGTGACGCTAGAATGGTCTCATGCCGACGAAGAACCTCAACGCCCCAATGGCAAGCCCGCCCCGCGCGATCCCCTTGTCGAGCATGGCGGGGCAGAACAAGTCCGCGACGCCGACCGCCGCCGAGAAGCCCATCGCGCCCGGGGCGTCGGGCAAGAAGCTCTTCGTGATGGAGAACCTCCGCGAGCGGCGGATGATGTTCGACTTCCTCGAACTCTCGTACAAGGGCGGCCCCCGGTACAAGTACGGGAAGGACCCGAAGGGGCTCAACGTCCTCATCGAGCATGAGAACGAGCGGATCGACATCCTCGCGGGCGCGGACCGGATCCCCACGGCCGCCGACGTCGTCAACAAGAGCGAGTCCGCGCTCAAGAGCGACAAGTACAACCGCCGGACCCGGTCGGCGACGTACGTCAACTTCGTAAAGCCGGTCGAGGACAAGATCCACGCCTACGTCTTCTCGGTCCCGCCCTCCCGCCCGAAGAACGACAAGATCGACGCCCGGCTCCGCCAGATCAAGATCGACCAGAACATCGCCGAGATGCTCGCGGACGGTCTCCGCTTCGAGGAGGCGTGGATCGGCTTCGACGCGAAGAAGATCGTCCTGCCCGAAGGCCGTACGTCCTTGACGAAGGCGGAGGTCGAGGCCCAGGACCCGGAGTTCGGCGGGAACCCCTACATCGTCCGCGTTGACCCCAGGAACGTCGTCGACTTCTCCGAGGAGGGCGGGACGATCACCCGCGTGGTGATCGAGGAGCGGGTGAAGACGAAGGCGTCGATCTCGGAGCCCCCGACGACGACCACCTTCTTCCGGGAGTGGACGGACAAGACCTGGGCCCTGTACCGGCTCGACAAGAACGCCAACGGGGAGGAGGAGTTGGTCTTCGTGGAGGGGTCTGTCCACGAGTTCGGGTGCTGCCCGTTCACGCGGGTCTGCGTCCCGTTCCCGACCGAGGATATCTGCGATCTCAACCGCCAGCACTTCAACGTGGGCTCGCTGCTCGACGAGGAGATGTACCAGAACACCTTCTCCCAGCGGGTCATCACGGGCGTCAAGGCGGAGGACGTCAAGACGACGGACCGGGGCGCTGGAAACACGATCGTGCTCCCGGACACCGAGTCCCGGGTCACGCTTGTCTCCGGGGACCCCGCCCAGTCCGCCGCGCTCATGGACCGGCTCGCCCGGATCCAGCAGTCGATCTTCGAGCTGGTCTCCCTCAACGCCGTCAACCGGAACGTCGCGGAGTCCGCCGAGAAGAAGAAGCGGGACCTTGAGCCCCTCTACTCGACCCTCAGCAAGATCGCGGAGATCGTCGAGCGTGCCGAGAACTGGCTCCTCATCGCGATGGAGATCTACGCGAAGGACGACGATTCTCAGCGGACGAAGTACAGCCGCAAGTTCGACATCTACAGCATCGACGACCTCATCTCGCAGATCGCGGAACTCGGCAAGGCGTCCTTCGCTCCCCCCTCCCTCAAGCGCCGCCTCTCCCTCGCGCTGGCGCAGAAGATCGACCCCTTCGGCCCGCACACCGAGTACGAGGCCGAGGTCGAGAAGATGTTCGACGCCAACCCGTCGATCGTCGACTCGATGATGAGCCTCAAGCGGGAGGGGTGCCTCACCCCGGCGATGCTCGTCGAGACCCTCGGGGTGCCCCCGAGCCTCGCCGTCGAGTTGGTCGAGATCATGGATCACCCGGACCCCGAGCCCTCGGACCCCTCGGCCCCGGGCGGACAGTCCGGATCGGAGGTCGGCGAAGATGCGATGCCTGATATGCCGGGCGGTAGCGGCAATGGCCCGAAGGGCGGCGGAGATCCTTCGGGGTCCGGGGCGACCCCCGAGGCCGACGGCGGGGCCAGCGGACCCGCCGAGAAACCCAACCCCGGAACGGGCAAGGCTGGCCGCGTTCGACGCCGCAAGGCCGGGGGCGGCGGCCAGTAGGGGGCCATCCGGGGTGGTCCGGGAAAGGCTTCTTCGGGCGGCGGAGGCATCGGAGCGTGTGAATGGCGAAGCGTCCGTCCATCCCGACTCTCGCCGGGGACATCCTTGACCTCCGGGCCCGCCTGATCGCCCGTGAACAGCGGATCGAGTCCGAGGTCTACGCGATCCTCCAGTCGATGCTCGACGAGTGGGAGCGGGAGGTCCGCCGGATCCTTGGTGGCGGGTACCGTGGCACGGTCGAGAGCGCCGTCGCGGGCCGCCGGGCCGTCCTGCTCGGGAGTCTCCGAAAGATCACCGAGCGGGAAGTCCAGGCCGTGCTGGGGATCCTCGGCTCGGAGGTCGCCGGGGTCTACCGGGACAACGTGTACCGGGTCGCCTCCGCCCTCTCCGGGATGCGGGCCGCGTCGATGACGTCGTCCTCCGTGTCCTTCGCCGCGATCGACACCCCGGCGATCAAGGCGGCGCTTGCGCGCAAGATTCCCGCGATCTCCGAGCTTCGGGCGATCGCCGCGATCCCGGCCCGAGTTGAGAGCCTCATGCGGAAGGACCTCGCCCGGGCGATCGCGGACGGGTACCGGGTCGACCAACTGGTCTCCCAGTGGAAGAACCGGGTCGGGGCCGGGGCGACGGTCCCGCAGGTCCGGGCGCTCGCCCGCACGGCCGTCATGACGGCCTCGAACAACGCCCACCTCGACACCTACCGCAAGAACCGGGCCCTTGTGCCCCGCGTGCGGTGGGAGGCGACCTTCGACCGGAGGACGTGCATGCGGTGCGGGTCGCTCCACGGGAGGGAGTTCACCCTTGCCGACGCCCCGCCGATCCCGGCGCACCTCAACTGCATCCTCCCGGGGAACCTCGTCTTACGGGCTTCTGTTCTTGCCGCCGCGAAGTCTCTGTATCGAGGCCGCGTCGTTGAAGTACGAACGGAGGGTGGGTGCCGGATCTCCGTTACCGAGAAGCACCCGGTACTGACTTCTCGTGGATGGATACGCGCGTCGGAGGTCCGCCGAGGAGATGATCTGGTCAACCACCCCGGGTCCGAGCGGGAATCTTCGGGGGTCGACCCACACGATCACAATGTCCCAACCGCGATCGAGGAGGTATTTCGTTCGCTTGAAGAATCGGTCGGCGTGGGCTCCGCTCGCGTGCCACTTTCCCCCGAAGACCTCCACGGCGACGCGGACGGGGTCGAGGGAGAAGTCCACGTTGTATGGGCCGACGGCGGCGTTCCGGGTGTGGGGCACACCTCGGGCCGCGAGCATTTCCGAGACCGCTTCCTCGATCGGGCTGCGATGATCGAGGGAACGGAGCCTCTGCCTTCCGGTCGCGATCTTGATGCGATGCTCGAACGACTGAGGCTTTCCGCGTACCGCGTTATGGGCGGCCTCGGTGAGTCGGAGTCGCTCGGCCTTGGTCGCCTTCGCCATGCGTGTGAACATTGCGGCGGACCTGTTTCTCGGAACTACTCCGTTGGCGATCAGTCTGCGTCGGATAACGCCCCTATCGCACCCGAAGAGTTTCGCGATCGACTGCTCGCTCTCCCCTGCGGCGTATCTCTTGATTGCGTCGTCGACGTCGATCACTCTTCGTACTCGGGGCATGTCTACGACCTCCAGACGGTTTCGGGGACGATCAACTGCGGTGGAGTGATTATACACAACTGCCGGTGCGTCCTGCTGCCCGTCTTCGCGGACCCGTCGCTCAACTCGGCCGTCCACGGCATCGGGGCGTACCAGTCCCCGACGGGCGGCACCTACTTCCGCAACAAGGACCGCGACTTCGAGAAGTTCCTCCGGTCCCGGACGCCGGACTTCCGGGCGGACTTCTTCCCGTCGGAACTCAAGCGGAAAGCCTTTGAGTCCGGCCGCCTGTCGCTGGCCGACATGATCTCCCGGGACGGTTCGATCAAGACCGACGCCGAGGTCCTCCGCCTTCTTCGCCGACGACCGTAGGTTGTTTCTGCTAGAAACAACGACCGCCCGCGTGACGCCGTGGGCGACCCGTGGTAGGATTGCCGCATGACCACCCTCGACTCGACGAAGTCGTCCTCCGCCGCGAACTCGTACGTCTCCACCGTGGACGAGGCGAACGGGTACGCCGCGACGATGAAGGCCCTCGCCGGGCTCGGGGTCGACACGTCTGGGTGGGATTCCGTCAACGACGCCATCAAGACCGAGGCCCTTGTCCTCGCCGCCCGCTCGATCGACACGATCGAGTACGCCGGGGAGAAGGTGACCGAGGAGCAGTCGATGGAGTTCCCCCGGGTCTTCATGAAGAAGATCGTCGACGAGGACGAGATCCCGGACGCCGTGAAGATGGCCCAAGTCGCGGAGGCGTGCGCCCTGCTCTCCGCCTCCGCGACGGACCCGGTCGCCCGGGCGGTCTCCCGGGGGATCACGTCCGAGAGCGCCGGGGGAGTCTCGTTCACGGTCGGCAAGGGTGCGAAGAACTCCGCCGCCGACCGGGGGGTGTCCCAGCCCGCGTTTGATATTCTCCGCAAGGCCGGACTGATCCGCCCGGCCGCGACCTCGGTCTACAACGGCCGGGGGTAAGTGGATCGTCCAAGGAGTCCGTGAGCCATGCGAAGCCGCCGTCCCATTCTCAACTGCCTCTCCGTTCTCGCGTTCGCGGGGATGCCCTTCTCCATCCACTTCGACCGCCCGGATCCCCCGGACGGCGGGGGCGGCGGGGGCGGCAACCCCCCGGTGAACCCGGACCTCGAACGCGCCCGGAAGGAACTGGAGGAGCGGGACAAGCAGATCGCGGAGATGAACGCGAAGATCGCCGAACTCTCCAAGAGCGTCGTCTCGGACGACGAGAAGAAGCAGCTCGCGGCGCTCAAGAAGGAGAAGGAGGAGGCCGAGAAGAAGCGGCTCGCCGAGCAGGGTGAGCTGCAGAAGCTCCTCGACAAGGCGAACGCCGAACTCGCCGACGCCCGCCGGGCTGCGGAGGAGGCGGACAAGCGGGCGAAGAAGCAGGTCGTCGACCTCCGCCTGACGAACCTCTTCGACCGCGAGATCCCGAAGAGCACGGACATCCCGATCCAGCAGGTGATCGGGGCCCTCGGCCTCCGGGATTACTTTGTCTACAACGAGCAGTCCGACTCGTTCCGGATCGTCGACCCGCTCACGAAGACCTGCCCCCGGAACGCCAACGGGACGGAGATGACGCCCGAGGAGTTCATCGCCCACAAGATCAACGGCACGGCCTGGATCGCCGCCGTCCGCCCCAAGGGCGGCTCCGGCTCCGGGAACGCGAACGGGGGCGGGAGCGGCGTGAACGGCGGGTTCACGTCCGACGACGTCGCGAAGATGAGCATCGCGGAGTTCAACCAGAAGAAGAAGGACATCTTCGCCGAGGCGGACCGGAACACCCGCCCGTCGATCAGCCGCTGACCGTCGGCGAGAACCCAAGACCCCCGGGCCCCGTGGTGGGAGGCCCGGGGGTCTTTCGTTGGTTGACAGAATCTTGAGCCCGGAGATAATCGGGGCGTAACTGGTTGGGCCGGGGGCGTCAGAGTGTTCTGGCGCACGGCCCCCGACCCAAACGGAGTTCAAGACATGCCGAACGCCATCACCGCCTACGACCCGACCATCTGGAGCAAGCAGGGCATCGCCATCCTGCACGAGAAGATCGCGATCCCGAAGCTCTGCCGCCTCGACTTCCAGAACGACCTTGCCCAAATGGGTGACGTCGTGAACACCCGGAAGCCCGCGATCATGACCGCTTCCGACGTCGACGACGACAACGGGATCAGCGCCCAGACCCTCTCGGCGACGAACGTCGCGGTCACGCTCAACAACCACAAGCACGCGACCTTCAAGATCAAGGACCGCGAGGCGTCCCGGTCCGTCGCGAACCTGATGACCGAGTACATGGAGCCCGCGATGCTCGCGGTCGCCAACGTCCTCGACAAGTCCCTCCTCGCCCTCTACACCGACGCCTCCAAGCTCATCTCCGTCTCGTCCGCCAACAACTGGCTCTCGCAGGTCACGGCGGCCCGGACGCAGCTCAACAAGAACAAGGCCCCCGATGGCAACCGCGTCCTGATCCTCTCCGACGACGACGAGGGCGCTCTCGTCGGCATGGACATCCTGACGAAGGCCAACGAGCGGGGCGACCCCAACGGCCTCCGTGAGGGGTACCTCGGCCGCGTGCGCGGGTTCGAGACGTACCGCTCCTCGAACATCCTCGGTGCCGGTTCGCCCACGACCCGCCACAACCTCGCCATGCACAAGGACGCGATCGCCCTCGTCACCCGCGTGCTCTCGACGGCGACGGGCCGCACGGCCGGGGCGGAGCAGATGGTCGCCACCGACCCCGACGCGGGCCTCTCCCTCCGCGTGACGATCTCCTACCAGCACAACGTCTTCTCGACGATGGTGTCGGTCGACCTGCTCTACGGGGTGAAGACCCTCGACTCGAACCTGCTCGTGCAGCTCAAGTCGACCTTCTGATCCACCAACGACGGCGGTCACGGGCGTGTTGCCCGAATCGGACCCGGCGGGAACGGACCTCGCCGGGTCCTTTGTTTTTGGGTACGATGGCGGCATGACCAGCAAGTCCGCCCTCCACCGTGTCGTCTCGCCCGACGGGACCCGCAAGGCCGATATCCCCGGCGAGATCCTCAAGGAGAAGCTCCGCGAAGGGTGGACGGTCGACCTGTTCCCGGACGACCGGGGCGAGTTGTACGCCGGGATCCCGGACAAGCACAAAGGGAGGTCCGCGATCGTGATCGCCTCCGGGCCCTCCTCCGGGATCGTGAGCCGGGACGCCGTGGCCGCGCTGATCGAGCGCGAGAACCTCGTCGTATTCGGCGTCAACGACGCCGACCGCTCGATGGGCGGACTCCCGGTGCCCAAGCTCAACTACCTCGTCATCCTCGACGACCACTTGTGGGACGACCGCCTCCCGCACCTGCTCCCGCTCCTCGCCGCGAACCCGGGGAGCCTGCCCATCACGGCCTTCACGATTCAGGAGGACGTGCGGTACATCTATGCCCCGTTCTCGTTCGTCGAGGACCCCAACGAGAAGGGACCGGCGAACATCCCGTATGTCGTCGGCCGCCTCTTCCACGGCTGGTCTTCCGGGGTTGCCGCGATCCAGATCGCGATGTGGATGGGGTGCCGCAGGATCTACCTGCTCGGGCACGATCTCCAGGTTGCCCACGGCCGCACGCACGGGTTCGGGGTCCGCGAGGCCGGTGAGAAGAATCGCAACTACCCCCAGCGGGCGAAGATGTTCGCGGGGTACGAGACGATCGCGTACCATGCCGCGAAGACCGGGGTCGAGATCATCAACCTTTCCCCGTGCTCCGCGATCTCGTTCTTCCCCGTGATCCCGCTGTTGAAGCCCTGACCGCCCGGGAGAAACCCATGCCGAAGTCCGTCAAGAGCCGTCCGAAGATCACCATCAAGGCCCCGTCGAAGGTCTCCGCGAAGAAGACCGCGCCCGAGAAGGCGTCCGCCGAGAAGGCCGAAACCGGGAAGCCCGAGAACCCGAAGGCCCCGAAGATCACCATCAACGGGGCGTCGGGCCGGTCCGTTGTTTCCGCCAGAAACAAGGCCAAGCCCGCGAAGAAGGCCCCCGAACCCGCCGTCGAAGCGGCCGACCCGCCGCCGATCGAGACCGAGGCCCCCATGCCCATCCGCCGGACGCGCGTCCGGCGCGAGGACATGCCCGCCGAGCCCGAGCAGAACGAGGACGCCCCCCGCCGCAATACGACCGTCGGATTTGTTCCCCGGGCCGCCCGGAGGACCCGGACGGGGTCGACGGAGGAGCGGGCCGGGGCCCACAACCCGGTCGAGTCTGGTTCTCGGTTCGTGCGGATGCTGAACCGGGACCGCCGCGTCGTGGCCGTGATCTCCAACTTCGTCCCGGAGCGGCTCACCGAGGGGTACGTCTTCATCGAGGGGGAGCCCGTCATCCCCACGACGAGCGGCCCGGAGGATTCCTGCCCCGGCATCAAGCGCCCCCGGGCCCGCGATTACACCCACGCTCAGAACGTCTTCGACGCGATTGAGTTGTGGCGCGACGCCATGCTCGACGACCTTGAGGTCATGTCCCCGGAGTCGCTGCAGGGCCGGAACGGAGACGCCTTGATCCGCCGCCTCACGAGCATCCTGGAGAACCCCTCCTCGCTCGGGATGGTCTACGGAACGGCCCCGGGGTCCGAGGCGGCGAAGGCGATCGGGTACAAGTCCTGATCGCCGGTACAATGGTGGCATGAGCCTGCTCGAATCCCACACCATCAAGTTCCACCGCTTTGTGAAGAGCGGGAAGGACGCGCTCGGAAACTCGGCGTTGACGACCGAGGCCCCGGGGTTCCCCGTCTCCGCCCGGGGCCTCTTCGAGCAGTCGAGCCGACCGGCCTTCGGGGACGCCGGGGTCGGGTCCGCCCGTGGGGCGGTCGTACGGTCTTCATCGGTGATCGGCCGCGTCGGTGACTACATCGAGTTCAGGGGGTCGACGTACCTCATCACCGGCTCGACCGACAACCGGCACGTTGTCGGGTACCCGCACTTCCGGTACGACGTCACGCTGGAGGAGGTCGGGAACCGGGCGAAGTTCAACGAGAGCGACCCGGACCGGGTTTCGGAGGGCGTCTAATGCCGGTCCAGTTCCCGCACGGAGACCCCCGGAAGAATCTCGCGGTGCTGGAGTCGCTGCTCAGGGACGCCGCGTACGAGGCGTGCCAGCAGGCGGGTATGGCGACGGCAGCGCTCGCCAAGAAGACCCTGACCGACTTTGACGCCGTCGACCGGGGCATCCTCCGGGCGTCGATCAACTCGGTCGCCGAGCGGACCCCGGCGGGCGCTCAGGGCGTCACGTACGCCGGGGCCCTCCACGCCCCGTTCGTCGAGTTCGGCCGGGCGGGTGTTCTCCGAGATCCCCGGAGCAACAAGAAGCTCGGCGGGACCGCCGCGTGGCCCCCGGTCCTTGCGATCCGCGACTGGGTTCGCCGTCAGTGGAAGAAGCTCGCCCCGTCCGGCCGGACGAAGAGCGGGAAGGCCCGGGCCCCGAAGGAGGCCGACGTGCGGTCGGTGGCGTACCTCGTCGGCCGCAAGATCTACCGATTCGGCATCGACCCGCGCCCGTACCTCGTGCCCTCGTTCAACCAGATCTCGCCGATGTTCCGCCGGATGGTGATCGACGGGCTCAACAAGAGGCTTGCGAGCATCTTCAAGCAGGGAGGCCGCCCGTGACGGCAGACAAGGTCAAGACGTGGCTCATCGCCCTCCTCTCCGGGGTCTCCGCCGTGACCTCCCTCTTCGAGGAAGGGGAGGACGCCGTCGTCTCCGGGGGGCAGGACTTTCCGTCCGACGAGGGCGTGTACGTCCGCGTCCTCTCCTCGGCCCCCACGGAGGCCCGGGGGTTCGAGAGCGTGGACGTCCGGATCGCGGTCATCCGCGACGGCGAGGACGGGTGCTACGAGGCGTGCCAAGCCGTCCGGGACGCGATCTCGCTCCCTTCGGGCAGCCTTTCCCGCCCGTCCCTGAGCCCGTCCTCCTCGGGACTCTCCCTCCAGTACGTCTCGCCCGTGACCGTCCAGTCGGCCCCGGAGGCCGTTGGGCAGGGCACGATGTACGTCGCCGTTCTTTCGGTCAAGGTCATCGGGCGGGGCGTCGACGACCCGGATTGACAAGGGCTCAGGATCGGAGATAATCCACGGAGAATCGACAACCGCGCCCGCCTGTCCGTCCCTGGAGACTGATCCATGCCCGCCACCCTGACCGAAACCAAGGACCCCGATTCCATCCTGCTCGGCATCGGCGTGCTCGCCCTCGCGTCGTACGCCGCCTCCCCCACCGTGTACGCCGACACCGGGTACCTCAAGGGTGCCGCGTACAAGTACACCCGCGAACTGAAGGAGTTCGAGTCGGCGGGCGTGCTCGTGAAGCGCCTCGTCTTCAAGGACCGCTTTGAGCTGACCGCCCAGTACGCCGAGGTCTCGATCTCCAACCTGACCAAGATCTTCCAGCCCCAGGTCGGCGGGACCACGGCGACCAAGATCCTCTTCGGCGGCCAGAAGACGATCACCCGGTACTCCGCCCGGTACGAGCACCTCCGGGACGACGGCAAGTACCTCCAGATCGACATGTTCAAGACCGCGCCCTCCGGCGAGTTCACGCTCGGCTTCGAGGAGGAGAACTTCATCACCTACCCCGTCAACTTCGTCGGCGAGGCCGACACCACGAAGACCTCCGGCCAGCAGCTCGGCAAGATCCAGATCGGCAACTGAGCCGCCGCGTTCGAGCCCCGAGGGCCGGAGGGATTCTTCCTTCCGGCCCTCTCTTTTGGAGACCGCCATGAGTTCCGTCACCAGTCCGTCCGACCAGTTCGACAAGCTCCCCCGCCTCAGCGCCGGGGAACTCAAGAAGCGTTTCGCGAAGAACGAGGCCGACCGCCAGACGGTCCGGCTCTCGCTCGCCGACATCCTCTTCGGGGCCGAGGTCATCGAGAACCTCGACGAGGGTGTCGAGGTCGTGGTGAAGCCCGTCAACTTCAAGGGGCTCGCCCTCTTCGAGAAGGAGTACGGGGACCTGTCCAAGATCCCCGGGGAGGACGTGCTGCGGCACTCCCCCCGCGAACTCTGCCGGGTCCTCACGATCCTCGTGAACCAGGACCTGCCCCGGGAGAAGGAGCGGAGCGACGACGAGGTCGGCCGCGTCATCAACGGGGAGAACATGGAGACGATCATCCGGGCGGTGATGAGCGCCGTCCGCCCTACTCCCGCCTCCGCGACCGGGCTCGCGGGGGCCGCCCTGACTGGGCACGCCTGATCTACTTCGCCCGGAAGGAACTCGGGGTGACCACCCCCGAGGAGTTTGCGAGGCTGCCGGTCAAGTGGGTCACGGTCCTCCTCGAAGAGAGCGTGATCGTGCAGCGGGAGGCGGAGATCCGGGCGAAGGGCGGGAAGGTCGAGCCCGTCCCGGAGTACGAGGGAGACGAGCCGATCGACAAGCTCGCAAGGAGGTTCCGGGAGGCCGGGTTCCAGGTCGAGGGCGCGTAGTTTCCAGTAGAAACAAGGGCAAGGCATGTCGACGAACATCGGGACGATCAACGTGGTGTTTCAGGCCGACGTCGCGACGGCTGTCGCCGGGCTCCGGTCCCTCTCGCAGCAGTTGGACGCCTCGATCGCAAACTCTGTTGCCCGGTCCAACCAGTTCTCCTCCGCCGTGTCGTCGATGTCGAACAACCTCGCCGCCTCGATCGCCAAGACCGCAAGCGGGGCCCAGGGGTTCTCGAACACGGTGACGTCGTCCTTCGGGCAGATCCCCGCCCGGCTCGGGTCGGTCGTCTCTCAGATCACCCGGAGCGGGAACGCCCTCAACGGATCGCTCGGGACGATCGCCGGGCAGTTGACCCTCACGGTCGATCAGGCCACGCAGAAGACCCGGAACCTCGCCGGGGCCTTCTCGTTCCTGACCTCCGCCGTCGCTGCGTTCTCCCTCAAGTCCTTCATCGACGCCGTGGGGACGTACGACCAGCAGCTTGAGGCCGTCCGGGTGCTGACCCGGGAAACGGCGGTGGAGTTCAAGGCGACCCGCGAGGCCGTGCTTGCTCTCGCTCAGGGATTGCAGGTCTCGGCGGTCGACGTCGCGAAGGGGCTCAACGAGATCGTGCAGGCCGGGTTCACCGCTTCGGACGGGCTCAAGGTTCTCGAAGCGTCGATCAAGGCGTCGAAGGTCGGGCTGACGTCGACCGCCGTCGCCTCCTCGGCGCTCATCCAGACCCTGAACGCCTTCGGGATCTCCGCCGGGGACTCGGAGGCCACGGTCGGGAAGCTCGTCCGGGCGGTCGACCTCGGCGTGTTCTCCTTCGAGCGTCTCGCGACGAACATCGGTCAGGCGGCCCCGCTCGCCGCGACGATCGGGGTTCGGCTCGAAGAACTGCTCGCCCTCTTCACCGCCCTCACCCGCAAGGAGGCCAACCTCGACGAGGTCACCACGCAGGTCCGGGCGTCCTTCTCCGACCTCCTCGCCCCTTCGGACCGGGCCCGCGCCGCGATGGAGAAGGTGCTCGGGACGACGGTCGAGGCGTCGGTCCGCACCCGTGGGTTCACCGAGACCCTCCGGGCGCTGATCTCCTCCGCCGACGGGTCGGCCGCCGCCCTCGCCAATATGTTCCCGAACATCCGGGCTATGGCCGGTCTCGCGAAGCTCGCCGGGGATGGGTTCGGAGAGTTTACGACGGACATCGCCAAGCTGGAGAACGCCTCGGTGGGCTCGCTCAACCGGGCTCTCTCGGTGGCGAACAAGTCCTTCGGGAACCTCGTCAACCAGATCAAGGCCACGGCCGCGAACTCCCTCATCGACTACTTCGAGCGGAACCGGGCCTCGTTCATCACCTACGCCGAGGCGGTCGATTCGTTCCTCCGCCGAAACCCGGACCTGCTCGCGAACATCGCCAAGGCCGCCGTGACCTTCGCGGCCCTGGCGACCGCCGTGGGCGTGGCTCGGATCGCCGTCTCTGCGCTCACGCTGGCGATCGGGGCCCTCTCCACCGCCGGGGCCGCGATCCGGTTCATCTTCTCCGGGCAGGCGATTACCGCGCTGACCGCGTATATCGACCGGTTCGACCTTCTGCTTGCCCGGTTCTCCGCCTTCTCCGGGCTGGCCTCGAAGACCCCCGCCGTCGTCCAGCAGGCCGTGAACGCCCAGCAGGCCGCCGCCTCCGCGTCCGCCGCGTACGCAAAGGCGACCGCCACGGCCACGGCCGCGTCCAACGCCGCGATCGCGGCGTCGCAGGGCATGGCGAACGCCCGCAAGGCCGAACTCGCCGCCGAGAACGCGCTCATCCTCTCGAAGCAGCGTCAGGCGGTCGCGGACGCCCGGGTCGCCGGGCTCACCTTGGCCGCGTCGAACCGGAACCCGGTCACCGGGCAGTTCAAGTCCGCAAGCCAGTCCGCCGCGAACCTCCTCCCGTCCGCCGCGAAGGACCTCGCCGCCGCGAACCGCGAGGTCGCGGTATCGACCGCCGCCCTTTCCGCCGCCGAGGCCGCCCGCACGGCCTCCGTCTCCCGGGCGACCGTGGCCTCGACCGCCCTCGCCGCCGCCAACGCCGAGGTTGCCACGACGTCCGCCGCCGCCACGGCCGCGACCAGCGCCGAAGCCGCCGCGATGGCACGCCTGACCGCCGCGACCGGGTCCGCCGCCGGGGCTCAGGCCGCGCTGGCGAGCGCGACCGCCGCCACGGCCACGTCCTCCGGGGCCTCGGTCATTTCCGCCGTCACGACCCGGATCGGGGTCTTCGGGTCCGCCGCCGCGTCCGCCGCGAAGAACCTCGGGGTGCTCGCCCTCGCGAGTTCGGTCTTCGTCCTCAAGGCCGCCGCCGTGGCCGCCGCCGCCGGTCTGGTCGGGTTCGGCATCGGGAAGATCGTCGAGAACGTGCTGGAGTTCTTCGGGATCATTGAGGAGCGGTCCGGGCTCCAGACCGCGTCCGACGCCCTTCTCGACCTTGCGGAGAGCCAGAAGAAGTTCAACGAGGAGGTCAACCGGGCGGAGTTCGCGAAGAAGATCTCCGAGGGGGAGAAGGCCGCCGCGAACTTCGCTGAGCGGCTCCAGAACCTCGCCGACCTCGCCCGCTCCGCCGCCGCCGGGAACGAGGAGTCGGCCCGGAAGTTCGCCGCCCTGTCCCGTGAGTTCGAGCGGGACGGGGGGAAGTCGGGCGTCTCCCGGCTCCTCGACCAACTCAAGAAGCAGTACGGGGACCTCTCGGTGGAGGTCCAGCGGGCGATCGACAAGCAGGTCGAACTGGGGGATCAGGGCGTGCAGGGGCTTGCCCGCGTCGACGCCGCGACCGGGAAGGTCATCGGCACGACGGCGAACCTGCTGACCGTCCTCACGGCCGCGTTCGGGGAGGTCCGGGCCCGTGAGGTCGTCTCGCAGTTGACCGAGATCGAAACGCAGATGAAGAACGTGCAGGCCGCGACCGCCGCGTACGCCTCCGCGACGTTCGACCTCCGGAACAAGAACATCTCCCTCGCCGCCGCGATCAAGGAGGCCGCGAAGACGGTCGGCGAGTACACCGACAAGATCAAGGAGATCGCGGACGCCCGCGAGAAGGCCGGGCTCACCGGGGACCAGAAGGAAGCCCGGGCGCTGGACGAGGAGCGGCAGAAGCTCTCCGACATCAACGCGATTCTGGAGACCCGCGCCCGGCTCATCCGCGAGACGTCGATCAAGACGACGGGCGGCGTGACCCCGGAGGCGAAGGCGGCGATCGACTCGATCCGCGAGCAGCAGGGGGCCGCGAACAAGGCGATCTCCGAGAACGACGCCGCGTACACCAAGCTCTACGAAGAGGAACTCAAGAAGCGGGTCGACGCCGCGACCGAGGCGTCGGACCGGATCGCCGAGGCCGAGATCGAGGGGTTGCGTCTCAGCGGCAACGAACTGGAGGCGGACTTCCGGGCCGCCGAGTTGGCCCAAGGCCGACGCCTTCGTCAGATCGAGGCGGAGCGGGCCGCCCGGGTGAAGGCCGTCCGGGACGCCGTGGGGCTCAGCGACGCCCAGCGTCAGGCCGAGATCGAGAAGATCAACAAGCAGGCCGACGAGGAGATCGCCGCGTCCGACCGGGTCTTCAAGGCGAAGCTCGACGCCGCGAACACCGAGGAGTTTGACCGTCAGAAGAAGACGGAGGAGGGCAAGAAGGCCGAGGCGGAGAAGGAGAAGATTCGGAAGCAGAACGAAGCCTCGAAGGAGGCCGACGAACTCGCGGAGAAGATTCGAGAGGCGGAGATCAACGGGGAGATCGAGAAGCGGAACGACCTCGTCTCCCAGTACGTCAAGAAGCTCGAAGAGGCCGGGCGGGCGCAGGAGGCCCAGTTGGTCCGCGAGCGGGAGATGAATCGGTCCGCGACCCAGCGCCTTCAGCTTCTGCAGGACGAGATCAGGGACCGCCTCCGGGCCGGGCAGGGCGCGGCGGGCGTGGTCGAGGCCGCCCGGGCGGCCCAGTCCAACCTCACCGGATCGAACGACGTCGGGACCTTCCGGGGCGGGGTGCGGGGGAAGCTCGACGAGTTCAACTCGAAGGCCGAGGCGGAGAAGTTCGTCGACAGCGTGACCCAGGCCCTCAAGGTCGAGTTTGACGCGCTCGAAGCCCAGCGCCGGGACGCGATCAACCGGGGCGACAAGAAGACCGCCGACGAGATCGCTCAGAAGCAGCGGGAGGTCGTGGTCAAGTACGAAGCCCTGCTCGACGAGATCGCCCGCCGGGAGGCTGAGCTTCGGACCGCCGCCGCTCAGACGCAGGTGTCGAACTCCGCGACGGCGACCGCCAAGTCGGTCCAGAACCCCCAGCAGCCGGTCCAGCAGGGCGGCGGGGGCACGGCTGCCGCCGCCACGGCCCCCGCGCCGACGCCCGCGACGAACGCCCTCCCCGGGGCCGTGAACCGCGTCGCGGACGCGACCACCCGGCTTGTCGCGTCGATCGAGTCATCCTCGAAGGCGACGATCGCCGCCGCCCAAACGATCTCGGTGAAGCTCGATCAGGCCGTGAAGGTGCTCAACGCCCACACGGCGAAGATCAACGAGGTCGATCTCCGCGTCCAGCGTCTGCGGATCGTGTCGGTGAACAACCCGGAGTAGTGCGATGGCGGGCGAACTGAAGTTTCTGCGGCGGAGCGGCGGGACGGGGCTGGTCCTCTCGACGACGTACCTCTCGCTCGACGGGGCGTCCCCGCTCCCGAGCGACTACGGGCAGGACCCCGACCCGGTCCTGACGAGGTACCGGGTCCGGTGCCACTACTTCACGTCGATCGACCTCTCCGACCCCAACGCCGCCCGCGAGGCCCGGCGTCTGGTCGTCGACCGGCTCGACTCTCTCAAGCAGGCGCTCGTGTGGCGGGGCAATCCGATCGTGCGTTCCCTCGGCCGGGGGAAGGCCCGGATGCCGAACATCTACGACAACTTCGGGGACCTCGTGATGACGTCCGCGTCCGGGGACTCCCTCCTCCTCGACAACTGCACCCTGTACGAGTCCGGGATCGAGGACGACGCCGCGATGGTCGAGGGCATCGTCCTCCGTCTCGTCTTCGCGCGTGTCTGCGACGCGATGGCCGTCTAGGATCGACCCAAGGAGAACCAGCGATGGCTGCCAACTGCGGATACGACGAACCGGCGAGCCCCGACAAGACGATCGCGACCTTCGAGGTCGGGGGCGTGCAGTACCAGTGCGTGGTGCTCTGCGATTCCGTCTCCGGGAAGGCGACGCCCCTCCCGATCGACGCGACGTACGGGATCCCGGTCGATGTGAAGCGGACCGCCGCCCACGCCGGCGTGATCGACAAGGTGTCGATTGGCGGGGTCGAGTACGACGTGAAGTCCGTTTCCGTGAACGCGACCGCCTCCGGGGACGCGGATGTGATCGCCGCCGTCTCCGGGAAGCGGTACCGGGTCCTCTCCGTGAACCTCTGGTCGGACACCGCCCTCGCGGTGATGTTCAAGGACGGGGTGTCCACGCTCGTCGAGGCAATGACCGTCGCGATCGGCGGCGCGATCCAGATGAACCCGCCCCACGGGTACCTCTTCCAGTGCGGGGCGACGAACCGGGCCCTCAAGATCAACCTCTCGACCTCCGGCAACGTGCGGGGCGTGGTCCAGTACGTCGAACTCACGGCCTGACCCGCCCGGCTTGTTTCTAGGAGAAACAACGTGGGACTGCTCCTGTTCTTCAACCGGGTCTCGGCGGCGTCCTCCGGGCCCGTGCAGGAGTTGAACGGCGACGACTACATCGTCGAGGAGATCGAGCACAACATGAAGCGGGCGTCGACGTGCCGCTTCAAGGTCGCGGCCGACCTCGTGGACTCGGACGCCCTGGCCGACCGCCGCCCGGTGAAGTTCACGATCGGGTCGACGATCGTCTTCGCGGGCCGGATCCTCCCCGCGACCCGGAGGCTGGACACGACCCGGGACGAGATCGAGTACCTCGCCTCGGACGTGATGGAGTTCCTCGCGACGAACCCGATCGCGATGGCCAACGAGTGGTACAACCGGTCCCGCGACCAGAACATCTACCCGTACCCCACCGACTACGGGATCCGGTCGATCATCGAAACGGAGTTGAACTCCATCGTCGGGACCGGAAAGCCCATCGGGGCCCTCGACTGGACGAACGTCCCGGCCGAGACGCAGGCGCTGGTGATCTACAACTTTCAGACGAAGGGGAAGACGTGGCTCGGACTCCTCGAATCCATCGCCGCCGAGGTCCCGACGCTGGCGTGGTGGTACGACCCGTCGACGACTTCGGGGTCCTCCGTCGAGGGTGGTACGCTCCGGTTCTACGACCTCTCCGTGACGGCGGGCACGACGAACGTCGCGGTCATCGCCCGCAAGGACGGGGTCTCCGACGCCTACACCCCGAACGTTGAGTCCATCGACCTCTCGATCGACATCTCCCAGTCGTACGACCGGCTCACGATCCACGGTTGGGGCGACATGCAGGAGCGGCTCGACCCCGCCCGCCCGGGTTGGGCGTACGCCAGCGACGGGCGGTTCACGTCCCACTGGGACCCGGTCATCCTCCGGGACTCGTCGACGAGCCCGGGCAAGGTCGAGAAGTTCTCCCCGAACGGTGGTGGGGGGACGTGGTCGGTGTCGCCGGACAACACGGCCTCGCAGCCGTACTATCCGACCTCCCAGCGGCAGGTGAACCGGGATGCTTATCGAAAGTACAGCGTCCCGATGGAGATCGTCGACCTGCGGCTCTCCCGGGACGATTCCGTCTCCCCGCCCCGGTACACGTCCGCCGAGCGGTCGATGTGGGTCTACACCCTCAACTACGGGTGGGACTGCGGGCCCGTCGCGTTCCCGATCGACGGCGGGTACTACTCCGGGGCCCTCGTGAACGGGACGAAGTACGTCATGTTCACCAACGGGATCTATGACGACTTCGGGAACGTCCGGCCCGACCCCACGATCTACCCGAACTATCCCGACGACCCGCTCCCGAAGGTCGACATCGGGACGCCCGCCCAGTACGAGCGGAACTACTTCACCACGCAGAACCCGATGGTGTTCCGGACCAACTACTACTTCGACTCCGTCTCCCCGTCCGCGCCGGACGCCGGGGACTGGGCGAACCTCTCGGGCAACTTCTGCTTCTGCTACTGGGGGCTGGGGTCCGTCCCGACCCGCACGGACCTCTGGCTCCTCTACACCGGGCGCGAGGAGCTTGCCGTCACGGCGGAGGACCCCTCGCTCGGGTACTCGAAGCACATGGAGTTGTGGGACCAGCGGTTCTTCCGGTACACGAACCTCGACGGCGACGTCCTCCGGGACGATACGGCCATGCTGCAGAGCTACGCCGACACGCTGTTCGCCTTCATCTCCCGGAAGCGCGTGTACGGGTCCGTCACGCTTGTTGCCGACCCGACGACGGCGCTGACCGCCCACCCGATGGGCACGATCGTCCGGTTTCGCAACTGGAAGACGGCGGGCGCGACGTTCGACGTCCCCGCGATCGTCCAGTCCATCAAGCTCTCCTCGCTCCGGGACGAGTGGAAGCTCGTCGTCGGGTTCGACTCCCCGAACACCTTCCACTCCCTCGACATCACCACGAAGTTCCGCCAGTATTTCGAGTCCAATCAGGTCAACGGCACGGGCGGGGTTCTCGGCAACGGGTCCGCGACCGGGTCCGGGGGCGGGGGTTCCGGCGGCGGTGGCGGCGGAGGGGGGAACACCAACGGGGGAGGTAACTCGCCGGGCGGGGACGGCGGGGGCGGTAACTGGGGCGGCGGGTGGTTCGACTGCTGCGACATCACCGGGTTCGAGCCCGTCAGCGACGGGAGCGGCAGCGGCGGTTCCGTGCCGGTCTAGACTACGGCATGACCGCCGAGATCCCGAGAGTGTTCCACCAGTTCTGGATGGGCGGCCCGCTCCCGCCGTGGGCGGAGAAGCTCCGTCGGCGGATGCTCGACCTCAACCCCGGGTGGGAAAGCCGTGTCTGGACCGACGAGACGTACCACGCCGAGTTCGGGATGGTCAACCGCAAAGAGTTCCTCGACGTGAAGGGGCTCGCGTACAAGTCCGACGTGGCCCGGTACGAGATCATCGCCCGGTTCGGTGGGGTCTACTGCGACTTCGACGTCATCTGGCTCCGGCCGCTGGAGTCCGTCGTCAACCTCTCGTTTGACTTCGTGGCCCGGGAGAACCGGACCTCGCTGAACAACGGCATCTTCGGGTGCCGACGCGGGAGCCCGTTTGCGTGGGACCTCGTCGGGGATCTCCCGGAGGAGTACGCCGCCCAGCGGGACCTCGGGGGCCGCGTGTGGCAGACGGGCGTGGGGTACTTCGGCAAGATCGCGGCGAAGCACGCGCCGCACCTTGTCCGCCTCCCGCCGACGGTCTTTCACCCGTACAGCGTCAAGGACTTCCGGTCCGCGAGCCTCTTCTCGCACCCCACGGCGGTCGGAATCCACTTCTTCAACAGCAACGGGTTCGACTCCAAGGTCGAAAGGTGGCTCGATTCGCTGTGAATCTGCACTATTTTGGCCCCCGAAGGCTGATCCGGCCCCACGGACCCCTCGGAAACGGGAATGACTTTTGACCTATCGCCGTGAGAGCGCGTGGTAAGGGCACGGGGGAAAGTCGAAAGGACAACGAGATGACCCAGCAGAGCCCCCCGATCCCCCAAGGCATGGAGACCGCGTACACCTTCGAGAGCGGGTCCAACCGGACCCTCCCCATGTACGAGGGCCCGTGCGTCTCGAACTCCGGCGAGATCTCCCCGCCACTCGACGTGCTGGCGTCCCGGTTCTTCGAGGCCAACAAGATGGAGGCCCCCGCGATGGAACTCGCCCGCATCCGGTCGATCAACCCGGCGGCGGACATCCTCCTCGCGGACTACCGGGCGCTCCGGCTCCGGTTGTTCTTCTCGAACTTGGCGACGGCGCTGCTCAACACGATCGTGTCCCCGGACGGCAAGACCAACGCCGCCCGGCTCCTCATGTCGAACGGGGAGCGGGCCCCCGGGGTCTTCTCCGAACTGGCCCGGGTCCTCATGGCCGCCCTGCTCAGCGGCAAGGACGAGTCGATCGCGGCGGCGCTCCGGGTCTACTTCATGTCCGTCATGCAGCCCAAGATCGTCACGGGGTCGCCGGGCAAGCCCGCGTCGATCTCCCGGGCGTCGGGCGGGACCGGAGGGTCGACCCCCGGCGGCCTTGGCGGGGACGGGTTCCGCCCGGAGGACATCCCCTACAAGGTCCTCCGCACCCACACCGACGGGAACGTGCCCCCGGGGGAGTAGGCCGCCCGTTGTTTCTAGTGGAAACAAGCCATGCCGCACGACACGCCGTCCGACTTTGACCACCTCGACCACGTCACCAACGCCCTCATCGAGGCGGGGGTTGCCAAGCCGTGCGGGTTCCAGTGCTACCTGGCCGAGTTCTCCGCGAACAAGGCCAGGGTGATGTGGAACATCGACGTGATGAAGAAGCTCATGGGTGACCTGCCCCCGGAGCGGCTCAAGTCGATCAAGCACGCGATCTCCGTGGCCGAGGTCATCGACATCGTCCACTCCACCCCGGCGGCGATGCACGTCGACAGGGAGTACGCCCGGTCGATCCCGCCGCACAAGCGGCGTCTGCCCGCGTACATCGTGATCGTCCCGGACGACGTCGGCGCTCCCCGGGAGGAGGTCGGCAAGGCCATCGTGGTAGACGGGAACCACCGGGTGTACGCCGCGTACCTCGACCACTCCGGGCTCCCGGCGTACATCGTCCCGCCCGAGATCGAGGCCGCGTGCCGCATCCCCGTGGGGGTTCCGTCGTGAGAAGCTTCGCCCGCAGCACCCACGTCTCCGCCGACCGAACCCGGGTCGAGATCGAGGAGATCCTCGCCCGGTTCGGCGCGTCCTCCTTCGGGTACATGACCGACGTGAAGAACCGGGTCGCGACGATCGGGTTCGAGGCCAAGGGTCTGCACATCATGATGAAGATGGCCCTGCCGGACCGGGATGCGGAGGAGTTCACGATGCGGCCGTCGTCCTCGAAGGCCCGCCCGGTCCACATCGCCGAGAAGGCGTACCAGGACGAGGTCCGCCGCCGCTGGCGGTGCCTCTGCCTTCTCGTCAAGGCGAAGATGGTCGCGGTCGCCGACCGCATCACGACGTTCGAGGACGAGTTCATGCCGTACATCGTCACGGGCAGCGGCGCGACCGTCTCCGAGGTCGTGACCCCGATGCTCAGCAGGCACCTGAACGACGGGTCCAAGTTCCTCCTCTCCTCCGGCCCGGACCGGTGAGGGTCGCGCTCGCCCGCCACCCGGAGGCGAAGAAGCGGCGGATGATCGCCGTCCTCGGGTGCGGCCCGGATACGTTCGAGGCGATGAACGAAGCGTCGATCCCGTGGACGACGCACTGGCTGGAGCCCGGCGAGGATGCGCTCTTCTCGATCACGTCGACCCCGTTCGTCGTGAGGCTCCCGGGGTACAGGGGCGTCGCGGACACCGCGTCGAAGCGGGCGATCCAGCGGTACCTTGTCGAGGCGATCGCCACGACGAAGAAGCGCGCCCTCGTCGAGCCCCCCGCGAACCACTACCCGTGGGCGTCCCTGCTCTCTTCCGAGTTCACGCCACGCCGGTACCAGATCGCCGGGATGGAGCGGCTCTGGTCCCGCGTCGTCGGGCCGGGGTCGATCCTCCGGGGGCAGATCCTCAAGGACGACGTCGGCCTCGGCAAGACCGTGCAGATCGCCGGGGTGATCGCCCGCATGGTCGAGGAGGGCATGGCGTCGAAGGACGCCCCGGTCGTGGTCGTCTCTTCCCCGTCCGTCGTCGGCCAGTGGTACGACGAACTCCGCCGGTTCGTCCCGTCCCTCGACGCCCCCGGGGTCGTCTCGCACGTCTCCGGGGACAAGTCCGCTCGCCTCTACAGCCTCCGGCCCGGCGCGGTCGTCTACGCGATGCACCACCAGATGCTGCGGCTCCCGCAGTACGCCGACGCCGTGCGGGCCGTCTTTGAGCGGTCCTCCGGGGTGGTCCTCGACGAGTCGTCCGCGTTCGCAAACCATGAGTCGATGACCACGGTCATCGCCCGCCGACTCTGCCGCCTTGCCCCGTTCGTGATCGCCACGAACGCGACGCCGATCGAGAACCGGCTGAGCGACACCTTCGGGCAGATGAGCGTGGTCGACGAGCCGGTCCTCGGCTCGTACTCGTGCTTTGGCAGCCGGTACATCGTCCGGGACGAGCGGTACGGGAAGGAGGTCAAGGCCGTCAACCTCGGGGAGTTCAAGACCCGCATCTCCGGGTCGTGGTTCGGCCGCCGCCACGAGGACGTCGACTCCGAACTCCCCGCCGTCGTCTCCGAGGTCCGGTCCGTTGAACTCGGGAAGCGGCAGGTCGCCGCGTACAAGGCCACGGTGGGGGAGTTTGTCGCGAACGAGGAGACCGGCGCGATCGCTCTCGCCCGCCTCGCCGCCGTGGAGCGGGCCGCGCTCTCGTCCGACCCGGAGCTTGAGGACATCAAGGCCGACTCCGCAAAGCTCGATGACCTCGACGAACTCCTCGATGGCGACCTCTCCTCTCAGCGGGTGCTGGTCTTCTCGAAGTACCGGCGGTCGGTCATCTACGCCGCGAAGCGGCTCGCCCGCCTCCGCCCGTTCGTGATCCACGGGGGCGTCCCGTTCGCGGAGCGGGACGCGATCCGCCGGAGGTTCTGCACGCCCGGCGGGCTCGGCCGCGTCATCGTCGGGACCGAAGCGATGGCCCGGGGCATGAACCTTCAAGACGCCTCGGTGGTGGTCAACCTCGACCTCCCGTGGAACCACGCGAAGCTCCGTCAGCGGGTCGGCCGCGTCGCCAGGATCGGCCAGAAGCGGAAGTCCGTCCTCGTCGTTTCGTACTGCGCCGTACTCCCGCACGCCGCCAGCGTCGACGGGTACTTCATCTCCAAGATCATGCAGAAGCGCGACCTCTCTGATTCGATTTACGGGTCGGACTCCGTGAACGAGGTCGACTCCGCCCCGGTCGACGTCGGGGCCGTGCGGGAGTTCCTCCGGTCCCGGTGATGGCGTGGCGGGAACGTCTCCGGTAGTTTCTACCAGAAACAAGGAGGCCCGCGTGACCACCGCCCAAGCCAACGCCAAGTCCGTCGAGTTCGGGGAGATCGACGTCTCCACCGAGGACCCGTTCTCCGAGATCAAGAAGACAACCGGGTCGTGGAACCCCAACAGCACGCTCCTCCTCTTCGACGCCCGGCACGCCGCGTACCGGGCGATCCACACCAGGGTCGGGCTCACCGCGCCGAACGGGGACAACACTTGCGGGCTCCACGGGTTCTTGGAGATCGTCTCCCAGGTCTGCGACATCTTCCGGTCGACCCGGTTCCTCTGCGTGTGGGACGGCGGGGTCGAGGCGAAGAGGAAGCTCCACCCGTTCTATAAGTCCCGGCAGGACAAGCCGTCGACCGCCGAGGAGGTCGCGAAGCAGGAGGACATCCGCAACGCGATGCGGGTCACGAAGGACGGAACGGCGAACATCGACATGCCGTCGATCCACCACAACGAGTTCGAGGCGGACGACCTGATCGGGTTCATCTCCCGGATCAGCAAGCCCAAGTGGGTCGAGCGGACGGTCATCGTGTCCGACGACAAGGACTTCTACCAGCTCATCACCCCGGACTGCTTCGTCTGGCGCGGGATCACCAAGCGGCTCGTCACGCCCGAGGCGTTCGCGGCCGAGTTCCCGTTCCCACCGGACGCTTATGTCGACTACAAGGCGCTCGTGGGTGAGCCGGAGACCGGGGACAACATCCCCGGGGTCGAGGGGTTCGGGGAGAAGACCGCCGCGAAGTACATCGGGTCGCACGGCACGCTCGACAACGCGATCGCCTTCGCGAAGAAGGCCGTCTCCCTCCCGAAGCCCAGGGCGGTCGACGTCAACCTCGCGAACTCCGAGGACGACGCCCGGCTCTCCTACCGGCTCTCGATGATCGCGCGTTCGGCCGCGCACCTTGCCGCGTGGTCGAGCCCCGCCGTTGCCTCTCGGGTCCACGCCATCGTCAACAACCTTGTCTTCGGTGGGCTCGGGTACAAGCAGAAGGAACTCCGCAAGGCCACCCGCATCCTCCGTGGCGAGTACGGGTTTGCCCATGAGACGTGCGCGTCCGTCCTCCCGATGATGGGGTACGAATGAGCCGGTACGACTCTACCTCCGCCCCCGAAAACGCCATCGGGAAGGTCGGGCAGCACAAGTGGCAGTCGTGCGAAGAGCACGCCCGCCGCGTCTACACCGACAACCGGGTCGGCGTTGTCTGGAAGATCGGCGCGAAGGCCCGCGAGTACGACTCTCGCGGTATTCGTGCGAGCGGGATGGTCGTCGAGCCCGAGCGGTACGTCTGCGACAAGTGCGCGAAGTCGTTCAAGACCCCCGACGACCCCGAGATCTACATCGAGTCCGAGAGCCACGAGAACAAGCCCGGGCCCGAGCAATGGTTCAAAGAGGGCCCGCGCCCCGGGGGCCCCATCTTCTCCATCGAGGGTGAAAGGATCGCGACGACCCTGATCGTCCTCGGGAAGATCGAGAACAGCATCGTCAAGATGTTGTACGAGATCGTCCCCAAGGTCAACCCCGGCGTCCGATCCCCCGGCATGACCGCGTACGTTCGCCGGGTGAAGATCACCATCAAGAAGTCCTTCGAGACGGCGACCCGGGAGTTCAAGAAGGTCCAGGACGCCTACGTCTTCTGCTCCCGGACTCCGCCGTACGACCCGGTCGCGGGAATGTCCCGGGAGGGACCACCATGAGCAACAAGGACGCTGCGGCGAAGATCACCGAGGCGATGGAAACGCTCCGCGAGGCGGAGCGGTCGATCGACCACGACCCGCACCGGAAGAACGAGCGGGTGATCCACCTGCTCCGGTTCATCGGGTCGCGCGTCGCCCGGAGGCTCGACCCCGACCTCCCCGAGCCCGACGTCTACCCTTGGCAGCGGCCCGCCTAGTTTCTGAGAGAAACAAAGATGCCTGAGAAGTTCGCCCACCTGCACCTGCACACCGACCGGTCGATGCTCGATGGTGTGGGGAGGTCGTCCGAGTACGCCGAGCTTGCCGCCGGGGCCGGGCACGCCGCCCTCGCGATCACCGACCACGGCAACCTCTACGGGCTCCCGGAGCACCGGCGGGCGTGCGGCAAGGTCGGCATCAAGCCCGTGTACGGGTGCGAACTCTACATCAACGAGGACCGGCTCCGCTCCTCCGGGCAGTCCAAGCAGGAGGCGGAGGGCGTCGACCCGACGTTCGCGGACGCCCACCTCGTCGCGCTCTGTCTCGACAACGCCGGGTGGAAGAACCTGCTCAAGATCAACCACGACTCCGTGGTGAATGGGTACTACTACCGCCCCCGGACGGACACGGACTTCGTCCTCTCCCACTCCGAGGGGCTCGCGGTTACGACCGCGTGCCTCGGGTCCCAGTTCGGGAGGCTCGCCGCGTCCGGGGACGTGAAGAGGCTCCGCGAGATCCTCGGCCGGTACAAGGACGCCTTCGGGGACCGGTTCTTTGTCGAGGTCCATCTCAACGAGCTTGAGCTGCAGCGCCGGGTCAACGCCGTCCTCCTCCGCGAGGCGTCGGCGATGAAGATCACGCCCATCCTCACGTCCGACGTCCACTATGCGTGCGCCGGGGACGCCCACCTTCAGGACGAGATGATCGCGATCGCCCGGCACACGCCGGTCAACGACCCCAAGGCGTTCAAGCTCGAAGGCCGCCACCTCTACTACACGTCCGTCGAGGAGGCCGTCCGGCTGGCGCGGGACCTCAAGACCGGGCTCGACCCGAAGTTCATCCGCCGCGCCGCCGCGAACGCCTTTGAGTTGGCGGACCGCGCCTCGGCGGACATCTACCCGAAGGGCGGCGGGCTCTCCCCGCCCCGGTACATCGCGGAGAACGGGAAGCCCGTCGCGGATCCGTTCCGCACGCTGGAAGACCTCGCCGTCGCCGGGTCCGAGGATCGGTTCAAGAAGGTCTTCGACCGTGACCGCCGGTACTACGACCGCCTCCGCTTCGAGTTGGAGACGATCAAGAAGTGCGGCATGTCCGACTTCTACCTCGTCACCGCCGACGTCACGCGGGAGGCCCGCCGCCGTGGCATCTTCTCGTGGACGCGCGGGTCCGGGTGCGCCTCCCTCGTCGCCGCGTGCATCGGGATCACGTCGGTGGACCCGATCCGGTTCGGGCTCCTCTTCGAGCGGTTCGTCGATCCGTCCCGCCCGAACGCCCCGGACTTCGATATCGATATCGACTCGACCCGCCGCCCCGAGATCATCGACTGGCTGACCCGGAAGTACGGCGGGGAGAGCGGGGAGCGGATCGCCCGCATCTCCGCCCTGTCGACGTTCGGGCTCAAGGCCGCGATCCGGGACGTCTGCTTCGCGGTCGGCGGGGACTCCAGGGCCGCGTACGCCGTCTCCGACGCCGTGGACGAACTCCCCGCCTCCGTCGAGGCGTCCCTCGCGGACGCCACCCCGTCGGAGCGCGTCGCCGCGATCGAGAACGCCGAGGCGGAGTTCCGCAAGGTGCTGACGCCGGAGGTCGCGGACAACTTCTTCGTGAAGAACAAGGGCGTGGCCGTCGACGCCCTTTCGATGGTCGGCCGCGTGAGGGGGAGGACGCAGCACGCCGCCGGGTACGTCGTCGCCCCGGGGCCGCTCGTGGACTACCTCCCGGTCGACCGGATCGGGTCCGGGGAGAAGGCCGCGATCGTCTCCGCGTGGGGCGAGGGGCTCGCGATGCAGGACATCGGCGAGACAGGGCTCATGAAGATCGACCTGCTCGGGCTCGAAGCCTGCACGGTCATCTCCCACGCCGCGTCGATGGTGATGGAGCGGGCCGAGGTCAATATCTTCGACGAGATCGACGGGCTCGGCATGAACTTCTCCGACGAGAAGGTCCGCGCCGAGTACGCGAAGGGCGACGGGGTCGGGCTCCACCAGTTGGCGACTCAGGACCGGAAACTCGCCGGGATCGTCTCCCGCCTTCGCCCCAAGTCCGTCGCGGAGGTCGCCGCCGCGATCTCCCTCTACCGGCCGGGCTCGATGGCCCACGTCGACGAGTTCGTCCGGCGGGCGCGGGGGGAGAACCCGGTCCCGAAGGTCCACCCGATCGTCGACGAGGTTCTCCGCGAGACGTACGGCATCGCGGTGTACCAGGAGCAGGTGATGATCCTGCTCCACCGGCTCGGCCGCGTCCCGCTCCGGAAGGCGTACGAGGTCATCAAGGCGATCTCGAAGAAGCGGCTCGACAAGATCCAGTCGGCCCGCGAGGAGTTCATCAAGGGGGCGTCCGCTTCCGGGCTTGCCGTTTCGGAGGCGGAGCGCATCTTCGGGGACATCGAGAACTTCGCGGGGTACGGGTTCAACAAGGCCCACGCGGTCTCCTACGCGATCCTCTCGTGGATCACCGCGTACCTCCGGGCGTACCACCCCACGGAGTTCTGGTGTTCGCTCCTGAACAGCACGCCGAACGAGGCCCCGGCGAAGCACAAGAAGGACGCCATCCGCAAGGTCGAGGTCGTCATGCGGGCCGCGAAGAAGTCCGGGCTCACGCTCCTCCCTCCGGACGTGACGTCGTCCTCGTCCGCGTGGGCCGTCGTAGGCCCGTCGAAGCTCCTTGCCCCGCTCTCGATCATCCCCGGCGTTGGGGACGCCGCCGCCGAGATGATCGCCGAGGCGGCCGGGTCGTCGAAGTGGGGGACGCTCTCGAAGTTTCTGGCATGGGCGGAGAAGAACAAGAAGGCCGCGAACAGCCGGGTCGTGTGCGCCCTAGCGAACGGCGGGGCGTTCCGGTCCCTCGGGGTCTGCCTGACGAAGGCCCACGACGTCGCGAAGGTCTACCAGTCCGCGCCGTCCGGGAGTCGGCTCAAACACGTTGAGGCCGCCGCCCGCGCCGGGAGCCTGCTCAAGACGAAGCGGGACCCGGAGATCGAAATGTCGATCGAGCGGTCCGCGATCGGGTTCAACTTCTGGCACTCCCCGTGGTCCGTCAACGGGAGGTCGGAGAAGATCGCCCGGCTCCGCGAACTCCACAAGATCCCGGACGCCGGGGACCGGGTCTCTTTCGGGAAGCGGTACCCGTTCCTGCTGTCCGCGATCCGGAAGCACGTCGACAAGAAGGGGAACGAGATGGCGTTCCTGTCCCTTGAAAGCCCGGAGGGGGACCCGGTGAAGGGGCTCTGCTTCTCCTCGGTCTGGAAGTCGATCGGGGACCGCCCGCTCGTCGGCCGCGTCTACCTCATCTCCGGAAAGTACGGGAACGACCGGACGGACTTCATCGTCGAGAAGAGCGGGACGTCCTTCTCCCCGTTCCGGTCGATCGATGCCATGCACGCCTAGCCGCGCGGGAACGTGAAGCGTGGCCAAGAACGACATTACCTTTCGCTGTCCGAAGTGCCGCGATCGCGGGCATATCCCAACCCACGGGGGAGTGGTCCGGTGCGACTGCCTCCGCATGGAGATCAACAAGCGGGCCTTCATCGCCGCCGGAATCCCGGCGGCCGTGGCGTCCCTCCCTATCGAGGAGATCGCCGCGTCGGTCCCGCCGATGATGGGGAAGTTTCTGACGGAAACAAGGCGCGGGGACGTGTGGGTCATCGCGCCCCGGACCTCCCCGATGCTGGAGTTCGTGCTTGCCTACGCCCTCTCGCTCCGGGCCGACCAGTTCTGCTCCGGGATCTCCCTGTCGAAGACGATCGACTCGCGGTTCGACCGAGAGGCGAAGGGCGTCGTCGACGCGATGGTGTCGTCCTCTTCGACGCTCATATTCCGGATCGACGACGTCGGCGATCACATGAAGATTCAGAGTGTCATGGAGGAGGTCGTCGGGGTCCGGAGCGCGAACAAGGCGTCGACGATCTACGTCTCCGATGTGTCTATCGTGAAGCACACGGGCAGGTACGGCATCCACGTCTGCCGCTTCTTCTCCGAGTTCAACAAGTCCGCGTCGCTCAAGTCCGGCTTGACGGTCCGCCACCGACCCTTCTGAGGAGCCCCGCGTGTCCGAGTATTCGATCGACGACGTCAAGAAGGCCGAGCTGGTCGTCCTCTCCGGGCTGATCGCCAACCCCGCACGCTTCTCCGAGGTCGAGGCGATCGACCCGAAGACGTTCACGACGCCGGAGGTTCGGGTCGCGATGGTCGCCGCCCAGGAGTACCGCAAGAAGTCCTCCCGGGCGAGCGGGGTCCGGTACCCGCCCCCGGAGGCCCTGCTTCACCTTGCCGAGAAGATGCTCTCGAAGCCGACGAAGGACAAGGCCAAGGACCGGCGGAACCACGGGGTGCTGGAGTCCGTCCGCCGGACCTTCGCGGACGTCGGGTCGTGGCCCGACCCCGGCGAGCACGAGTTCCTCGACCGGCTCGCGTTTATCAAGGCCGCGTCCGCCGACGTCCTCATCCGGCGGGAGATGCTCGACGCCGTCGAGATGCTCCGGAAGGGCGTCGACCACGACCGGATCTCCGATGTTCTCTCCCGCGCCGCCTCCCACGCCAAGGCGTCCTCGTCGACGATCGCGGAGGGCGAGATCGCGGCGGACGCACGGTCGGCGCTGGCCGACTACCACGCCGCCAAGAACAAGCCGACCGGCATCTACATCCCGACGCCGTGGCCCCGGCTCAACCGGGTCGTCGGCGGAGGGGTCTACGGGAGGCTCTGGCTCGATTGCGCGTACGCGAAGCAGGGGAAGACTCAGACCGCGAAGGACCTCGTGTACCACGCCGCGATCGGTCAGGTCTACGACAAGGAGACGAACCCGGGCGGGATCCCCGAGGGGCTCGACTGCGTCGTCGTCACGTCCGAGCAGAACCGGGCGGACGTCCGGAACATGATCCTGACCCGGCACACGCACAAGTTCGTCCCGATGGGCGCGGACTACAAGGGGTTCACGTCCGGGCGGCTGACGGAGGAGCACGAGCGGGCGTACGAGGCCGCCGCTGCGGATCTGGAGTCGAACAAGGCGTACGGCAAGATCAGGTACATCCAGGCCCCGAACCGGACGACGACGCGGGAGATCTCGTCGATGATCGCGAAGTATTCGCGGGAGCGGCCGATCGACGTCCTCATGGTCGACCACACCATGCTGTTTGCCCCGACCAACCGCCAGTACGACCGCGTCTCGGAGCTTTCCGCGTTTCTGCAGGAGTTGAAGGACCTCACGATCAACTACAACCGGGGCCGTGGCCTTTGGACGATCGCCTGCCACCAGATCAAGCGCGAGGGGTACGAGGCGGCGCTCACGCGGGGGTACTACGAGCCCTCGGACGCGGGTGGTTCGTCGGAGGCGGAGCGGTCGTGCGACGTCATGCTCTGGACGTTCTTCAACCAAGAACTCGACGAGCGGAACGAGATCCGGATGGGCGTCGCGATCGACCGGTACGGGGAAGCGGACAAGATGGGATGGCTCGCGGCCAAGTGCTTCTACTCCGCCGCGATCCTTCCACTGGAGGACTCGTGAAGATGCCGACGAAGAAGCTGTACCGGCAGACGCACGGCGGGCCCGAGTGCGGGGTGCTGGTGGTCGACGACGAAGACGCGGACCTCCTCCACCAGAAGTGGAGGCTGCACGCCGAGGGGTACGCCTGCATCGGTCGCGGGCGTCCGGGAAACCCGACGATCTACATCCACCGCATCATCGCCGAGCGGTTCATCGGGCCGATCCCGCCGGGCCCGGTGATCGACCACGTCAACCACAACCGGCTCGACAACCGGAGGTCCAACCTCCGGGTCGTCTCGAACGAAGAGAACCTACGCCGGAACCGGAAGCCGTCCGACTTCAAGACCTGCGCCGCGTGCCAAATGAGGTCCCGGAAGGTCGCCGAGTGCCCGCTCTGCCTGATCCCGCTCTGCCCGGTCTGCGCCGCCGATCATTCGTGCTAGGGGAACGTCCCGCGTGAGTGAACTTCGCCTCATCGCCGAGCGGATCAAGAAGAAGGTCGGGGTGCGGGACGTCGCCTCTCGCTTCGGGTTCGATTACGGGTCCGGGTCCGACCGCGACCGGTACGCCTGCCCGATCTGCCAAGAGTCGTCCTCCTCGAAGAAGACCGTCTCGGTGTTTGAGGGGGACGACGGGCATGAGCACTGGCACTGCTTCTCGTGCGATACCGGCGGGGACTGCATCTCGTGGCTTGCCGCCCGGCTTGACTGCCAGCCGTACCAGTCCATCCAGAAGCTCGCGACGATCCTCGGCGTCGAGGTCTCCGGCGATGTCGTTCTCGGGTTCCTGACGGACTCCCTTCGGCGGGAAGACGTCAGCCGCATCGTGAACTCCCGCGCCACGCTCCGGGCCGTCCGCGCCGAGTGGTGGCGGTGGCGGAACGCCCACCCGTCCGCGTCCGTGGACGATCTCGCGGCCCGGCTCCCGGTCGTCGAGTCGGCGGAGGTTCGGTCGTACTACGGCGGGCGTCTCGACCTCGCGCCCCGGGTGCGGGAGATCCTCGGCCGCCCGACCGCCAAGATTCCGGCCGTGGGTCAAAGCCCGCTCTCTCGGGAGTTCGCGACGGTGTTCTCCCGGTACGTCGACCGGCTCGCAGGCCCGGAGTGCGTCGAGGTTCTCCCGGACCGCATCGTCGACGTCCCCGAGTACGTCCGCGATCGCGGGTGGGACTCCGTCGACCCATTCGAGGTCGGGTACTGCCCCGTTGGCGAGCCCGCCACGGACGACATGCGGGAGTTCGCGAGGCACGGGCTCGTCTACCCGAACCGGAAGACCGGGTCGCACCCGATGGACGGTCGCGTGGTCTTCCCGATCCGGAGCATCGGCGGGCGGATCGTCGCCTTCGCGGGGCGGACCGTCGTCGACTCCCCGGCGAAGTACCTCAACACAAAAGAGACGGGCGAGTTCAAGAAGGGCATGACCCTCTTCGGCCTCTACGAGAACCTCCGCGAGATCCTTGCCGCCCGAAAGGTGATCGTCGTTGAGGGGTACGCCGACGTCCTCGCAATGAGGCGGCGCGGGTCCCGGCTCGCGGTCGCCGCGATGGGCACGGCGCTGACCCCGCACCACGCCGAGATCCTCTCCCGGGTGGCCCGTGAGGTCGTGCTGCTCCTCGACGGGGACAAGGCGGGGCGGGACGCCGCGACCCGGGCGGTCGACGTTCTCAGGTCGACCCGGTACACCCTCTCTGTCGCCACCCTCCCCCGGGGGAAGGATCCGGACGATTGCCGGGCCTCGGAGATCCGGGCCGCCCTTGCCGCCCGCAGGCCGGAGGGGGTCCCGGGGCGGGGCCCGGGGGCGGACTGGCTCCTCCGCCTCCTGGCCCGGTCGTAGGCCAAGGAAACGGTACGGACGGGCCCCTAACGGGCCCTTGTTTCTACCGGAAACAAGCCCCCGGGCGGGATATTCCGGGAAATATCGCCCCCCACGATAGGAAACAGTAGACACCGGCCGATTCTTGACGTATCCTATCGGTGCCGGGAGAGCCCCGGCTCAGGAGACCGCCGATGACGAAGATGACCTCGCCCGCCCGCGTGTCCGCCCCCGCCAAGATCACCCCCGGTGCGCGCCCGGCACCCAAGCCCGCCGCCCCGGCCGTCTCCGGCCCGGTCGCGAAGCTCCTCGACCTCCGCCGGTGGGCGGAGACCCGGGTGGTCGGCCGTACGGCCGAGATCGAACTCGTGACCCTCGCCCTCGCCGCCCGCGTGAACGTCCTCCTCCTCGGGGTGCCCGGGACCGCGAAGACGATGCTCGTCGAGACCCTCTCCTCCGGGTTCTGCCCCACGCCGACGGACTTCTTCGACGTCCTGATGACGAAGTTCACGAAGCCCGCCGAGGTCTTCGGGCCGACCGACGTGGTCGCGCTCCGGGACGAGGCCACGCTGCGGACTGCCACGGCGGGGTACCTCCCGGAGGCCCGGGTCGGGTTCCTCGACGAGATCTTCAAGGCGAGCAGCGCCATCCTCAACGCCCTTCTTCGGCTCGCGAACGAGCGGACCTACCGGAACGGGGCCGAGTGGGTCCGGTGCCCGACCCGGATGCTGGTCGGTGCGTCGAACGAGATGCCGGAGGACCCCACGCTCCTCGCCGCCTTCTACGACCGCTTTCCCCTCAAGTCGATCGTGAACCCCCTCGAAGACCAAGCCTTCTCCGACATGATCCGGCTCGTCTCGAAGCCCGCCCCCAAGTCGGCCGCGCCGGTCTCCCTCACGGAGAAGGACTTCGCGGAACTCGACCGGGTGGTCGACGCCGTCGAGATCCCCGCGTCGATCGTCGACGCCCTCGCGACCCTCCGGGGCGTCCTCCGGGCGAAGGGGATCCGCCCATCTGACCGCCGGTGGGCTCAGTCCGTCCGGATCCTCAAGGCCGCCGCCGCCCTCACGGGCCGCACCACGGTTGCCCGCAAGGACCTCCGGTCGATCGAGTCGGTGCTCTGGTCGACCCCGGAGGAGATCGGGCGGGTGAAGGCGGAGATCGACGGGCAGATGAACCCGATCGACCGGGTCCTCCGGGAGTCCGCCGACCGCATCTTCGGGTCCCGCCGGGCGATCCTCGACGCCGCCGGTCCCGCCGGGGACATGGTCGCCGCGACCTCCGCCGCGACGACCGCCCTCGCCGTCATCAAGGCCCAGGACGCCCACTTCGACGTGATCGAGGAGAACATGATCGAGACGCAAGAGGACCGGGAGAAGTTCGAGATCGTCCGCTCCGCGTGCCAGTCCCTCCGGGACGCGATCGCGGAGGTCTGCAAGGGCAAGTCCGGGTCCCTTTCCGCCCTCCGGGAGGCGGAGGCCCCGGTGATCGGCTGAACCACCGCCCCGGGCGGGGAGACCCGCCCGGGTCGTTTCCGGCAGAAACAATCCGATTGGATACGCTAGACTTGCGGGGACTGGTAGCGTATCCTATCGGTACCGGGGACCCCCGGACAAGGAGACCGCCGATGACCGCGCACGACCTCACGCACTTCACCCCGCTCGCACACCAGCAAGCCCAGCGATACCACCGTCTCGACGAGATCATGTACAGCCGGGTCGCGGACGCCGCCCCGGTCCTCCCGGAGTCAATCGGGCGGATCGCCCGGTCTATGGGCACGGGCAAGTCCGAGGCGATGACGTACTCGTTCGACACGTTCGCCGCGACCTTCAAGCCGAGCCCGGCACCGTCCGGGATGGGCTCACCGCTCGCCCGGGAGGTGTCGGAGCGGGTGATGAAGCACGAGCGGTTCCCCGAACTCCGGGCGTCCACGGTTGGCGACGAGGTCGCCTCCGGGCTCGCGACGGTCTCCCTCACGACCGCCGTCGCGGAGATCCTCCCCGCCGAACTCAAGCGCAAGGCCGAGGAGGAGCGGAAGGCCCGGGACAAGGCGACCGACGCCGAGACGTACGCCGAGGAGTTGGCGGAGGACTCCGAGTCGACCGCCCAGGAGGTCGCCGACGCCCGCGAGAAGGCCCGTCAGGCTCGGGAGTCGGCCAAGCGGGCCGCCGCCGTCCTCGCGGTCGAGATCCGGGACTCCGGGGGGAAGATCGCGACGGCGGTCTCGAAGGCGATGGGGGCCGCGATCGAGGAGGCCGGGGCCGCCAAGTCCGCCGGGAACGCCTTCGGGGTCGGCACGTTCGACCCGACCGAGTCGATGGACATCGCCGCCCGCCTCCAGTTGGCGAAGCTCGTCCAGAAGTCCGGGCCCGCCTTCAAGGAACTCCTCAAGATCATCGGCGCGGTTCTTCAGGACCGCGCCGAGAAGGCCGCAAAGAAGTTCGCCGCCGACGCCGGGGACGTCGCGGAGGTCGGCCATGGGTCCGACGTCGGCCGGATGCTCGACGAGGAGGTCGCCGCCCTCACGGACAAGTCCGACGCCCTCGCTCTCGCTCGGTTCGCCGACGACGCGATGATGCAGGTCGAGGTCGAGACCCGCGAGAGCGCCGTGAAGGGGGACGTCATCATCCTCCTCGACGAGTCCGGCTCGATGAGCTGCGAGGCGTCGCCCGGGGTCACGCGGGAGGCCGAGGCGAAGGGCATCACGATCGCGATTGCCCACGCGATGCTCCGGGAGCGCCGCTCGGTCCGGGTCCTCTTCTTCCAGTCGACCGTGACGCACCGGGTCGACCTCTCCCCGGCGGACATCACGGCGCGGCGGAACGGGATGCCGGTCGCCACCGCGAAGCTCGCGGAGATCGCCTCGCGGGGGATCGGGGGCGGGACGGAGTTCGACGCCCCGCTCACCGAAGCGATGGACGTCCTCGCCTCCGGCAAGATGAAGGGCGCGGACGTGATGATGATTACCGACGGGGTGTCCCACGTCTCCCAGCGGGTGTCGGACCGCGTGAACGAGATCCGGAAGTCGCACGGGGTGACCTTCTACGGGATGGCGGTCGGCAAGGAAGCCCGGGGGTGCGTCCCGGTCTTCGAGAAGTTCGCCGACCGGGTGTTCTCCGGCGACTCGATCCTCGCGGGCGCGAAGGAACTCGTCGAGATCCTCTAGGGCAACGACCCGCCGGGGAGGAGACTCCCCGGCGGGGATTCGGGGGTGGGGAAGGAGACCAGCCGATGAGAACCCGTGCCGCCAAGTCCCCCGTCGATTCGCTACTATCCGTCACGCTGGCGTTGCTCAGCCTCTTGTGCATCGCCGCGTTCATCGTCTCGCCGTGGGTCCTCGCCGATGCGGTGGGGATCGTCGCCTTCGGCGTGTTCTGCCTCTCGACGATCCCCGCCGCAAGGTGAACCCCATGACCGACCGCAAGCCGAAGAAGAAGGTGTCCGCCGCGACCGCCGCCAAGATCTCGAAGGCCCTCCGGGGCCGGGTGTTCTCCGACGAGCACCGGCAGCGGATCTCGGAGGCGCTCCGGGGCAACCGGCTCGCGGCCGGGCACCGGGTCACCCGGAAGCAGATCGCGAACCTCAACAAGAACCGGAGGGGCCGGAAGATCAACCCGGAAAGCCTCAAGAACCTCCGCCAGTTCAACGCCAAGAAGGGCAAGCCCGATGCCGATCCCGAATGAGAAGTTCAACCCCGGCGTGGTCTCCAACTCCGCCGAGGTCCGTCAGGTGATCGAGTGGATCGGGGGCCGCCCGGTCCCCACGCTCGCCGAGTTGTACGCGACCGGGGAGTACCGCCCCGCCCGCACGGCGTTGCCGCCTCCGGCCCGGAGCGCTCCGCCGACGACCCCTCCGCTCCCATCCCCGCCGACCGCTCCGCGCCCTCAGCCCGCCGCGCCCGCACCGATGAAGGTGGTCGCGGGCCGGGTCCTCATCCGGGTCCCGTCCAAGATCATCCCAAAGACCGCCCTGAAGAAGTGAAAGGAGACCGCCGTGACCGCCGAGTCCGTATTCATCAAGTCCAAAGGCGTCGTGACCTCTCGGCATGCCCGCGAGGTTCCCTTCGAGGTCCGCACGAAGAAGAACCCCCGCCCCGAAACGCTGGAGCCGGAGGACGTGGCGCGCCACGCGCTCCGGTGCCGGGGGCACCTGAGTACGATCGCACGCCGTTGGGGGTACGAGGGGGACGCGATCGACGCCGCCATCGACCTCGCGTCCCGCGTGATCGAGACCGGGTCGTACCGCCGGTACGACCCGACCAAGTCGTCCATAGACTCGTGGCTCGCGGGCGCGGCGATGAACTACTTCCGCAAGGCGGGCGAGGTCCGCGCCCGCCGCGAGCGGATCCTCCGGGAGAACTTCGTCCCGTCCTCGGCCCCGCCCCGCCCGGTGTTGTTCGCCGAGGAGAAGTCCGGGAGCCCCGAGGACGTTGCCCGGTTCCGCCGCCGCCTGACCCCTTCCGAGGCGGACGTCTTCGACCTCTCCGTCCGGGTGGGCCCCCGGGCCCCGGAGATCGCCCGGGCGCTCGGTTGGGCGGTCGAGGAGGTCCGGGGGTGCCTCCGCCGGATCCGGGACGCCGCCGGGTTCGTCGGTTTAGGGGCCTGGTAGGGGCTTGTTTCTACGGGAAACAAGGGGGTACGCGATTATTCCGGGAAATATCGCCCCCCACGATAGGAAACAGTAGACACCGGCCGATTCTTGACGTATCCTATCGGTGCCGGGAGAGCCCCGGCTCAGGAGACCGCCGATGAAGACCGCCGCCCGCCCCGTTCCCGCCGCCCGCATCGAGAAGTCCGAAGACGTGGTCGAGAAGTACGGGGTCAAGTGCCGCCGGGTCGGGTATACGGCTTTCGACGAGAGCGGGGCCGAGATTCGGTTCGCGTGGGCCGAGCAGTCCCGATTCAATCAGGACGAGTGGAGCGCCTACAAGTGGCACGACGTGGTCGGTAGGGTCTACATCTCCTCCCGGGCCTTCCCGACCCAGGAGGAGGCGGAGGCCGACGCCCTTCGGTACGCCAAGAACGGTTGACCAAACGCCCCCCGGCGGGAACGCCCGGGGGCGGATTCGGTGGGAGCCCCGCGTGTTGCGGGGCGAGTCGGACCAGGGCCCGCCCGGCGAGTTGAGAAGGGCCCGCATCGGAGACCGCAGATGTCGAAGAAGAACGCCAAGTCCTCGAAGAAGACCGCGAAGAAGTCCCACGGGATCAAGGTCGTTGACGGAGACGAGTCCAACGCCCTCGACCCCCAGACCTCCTCGGAGACGACCGCCCCGGCGGAGACCGGCGAGGCCGCGTCCGCCGAGGGCGGGGTGGAGTTCGAGACGGCTCAGGACTACATGAGCGCCGAGTACCCGGTCGACAAGCTCAAGCTCAACGAGCTGCGGACGCCGACGGAGGAGGCGGTGAACGAGATGGCGAAGTCCATCCAGCGGGTCGGCCTCCAGAACGCGATCGTCGTCGACGCCAACGGGGAGGTCATCTCCGGCAACACCCGCGTGCTGGCCTTCCGCAAGCTCGGCCGGGCGACGATCCCCGCCCGCTTCGCGGTCGACGCGAAGGGGAACCCCATCACGAAGGAGGACGCCGCCGCGACCGTCGCGGGCCTCGCGGAGAACCTCGCCCGGACGCAGATGACGCCGGTCGACCTCGGCCGGGCCGCCCTCGACGCGCTCAAGCGGGGCGTGGCGGGTTCCGAGAAGGAACTCGCCAACAAGATCGGCGTCTCGACCCCGATCATCTCGAAGGCCGTCGCGATCGCGAACAAGGCCGCCGGTCCGGTCGCGGACTCGATCGCCTCCGGCGAACTCTCCCTCGACGCGGGCGTCGCGATCGTCTCCCGGTGCGCCTCGCACGACGACCAGCGGGTTGCCCTGGAGATGATCCGGGACGCCGTGAAGGGGAAGGGCAAGACCGGGAAGATCACGGTCGAGGACGTCGACGCCTCGGTCCCCCGCAAGTCGAAGGACGAGAAGACCGGCCGGGCCCGCTCCGGCCGCCCGGTCGAGAAGGCCCCGCTCCCGGCCGAGGCGACGAACGCCGAGGCGAGCGGAATCCGCGCGATGCTCCGGAAGACCTCCGACGGCGGGATGATGATCTGCCTCGACATCGAGATCCCGGTCGACGTGAAGTCCTTCGCCCGGTACGACCTCGAAGCGGCGGTTCAGCGGGCCCTCAAGAAGATGGACGACGGGACGGTCCGCAAGGAGCTTGAGGTCGCCAAGGAGCGGCTCAAGATCTGACCGGCCGGGTTCGACTTCATCGGCGCGTCGGTCGCGCCGTCTCCGCCCCGGGCGCGTCGCCCGGGGTTTTTCTTTGGGCGGCTCGCGGGAACGTCCGGCATGACCAGCACCGAGGCCAACAAGATTCTGGGCGCGATCGAGGAGACCGGTCGGTCGATCCAGAAGCTCAGGACCGCGATCGAGGTATCCAGGTCCCGCGTCTCCGGTCTTCTCGACGAGGTCCGGGAGATGGGGGTCAAGCTCCCGAAGAAGCCCGCCGAGATCACCCCGTCGTACGTCTATGCGTGCGTCAGCGAGATCCGGAAGGAGTCCGAGCGGAGGCAGAAGGCCGTCGAGGCCGTCGTGGGGGACATCTCCCTCGCGATCAAGGAGGCGGACCGCAAGATCGAAGAGGCGGACGCTGCGGCGGACTCCGCGAGGGAGGACGGATGAGCAACCCCTCCGTCGAGGCAGCCAAGGCCCGCATCGCCGGGTACCACGGGCGTCTCGGCCTGCTCCGGAAGCAGGCCGTCGCCTCCCGGGATGCCGCTGTTTCTGCTAGAAACAAGGCCCGCACGACCCAATGGGCGCACGACCTCCTGACGAAGCTTGCGGACCGGAAGCGGGAGGAGGTCCGGGTCCGCGTGGAGCGGATTGTCAACGCCGCGCTCCGGGCGGTCTTCGGCCCGTCGATCTCGTTCCGGTTCGAGGTCACGACCCTCCGGGGCGTGGTGGCGATCCGGCCCGAGGTCGGATTCTCCGTCCGGGGCGGCCCGGTCAACTTCGTCGGGGTGGATCAGGTGGCGGGCGGGGTGGTCGACGTCGTCTCCTTCGCCATGCGGGTCGCCGTACTGCTCTCCCGCCGCCCGATGCTGCGGCCGGTCCTCATCGCCGACGAGCCCCTCAAGCACCTTTCCGACGAGTACCTCCCCGCCGCCGCCGAGATGCTCCGACGCCTCGCGGACGAGTGCGGGCTCCAGATGCTTATCGTGTCGCATGAGCCTGACGTATCGCTCCGCGCCCACCGGGTGTTCCGCGTCACCCGTCCGGCGGGCGTGTCGGCCGTTGCCGTCGAGGACCAGCCGTGAGCAAAGACGCCCCCGATATCGACTGGTCGAAGTTCTACTCGGCGATCTCGAAGATGACGGTCCGCATCCCCATCCCGGGCGACGGGGAGGTCGTCGCGCCGGTGGTGCTGGAGCAACTCCTCGCGGTCGTGCAGCGCCGTCGCCAGAAGGTCGACGAACACGCCCGCCGGATCCTGATGATTCTCGGGAACCTCCGGGCCCGCCTCTCCGTGGCCGACCACGACCTCCGGGTCGCCCGGACCGTGTACGCTTCCGACGCCCAGGTCAGTGCCCAAGCCCGGTCCGAGCGCCAGAAGGCCGCAATCATCGAGTCGCTGGTGATCCGCGAGCATGAGCGGATCTCGAACCTCAAGGCGAAGATTGCCCAGTACGACACGGCGCTCTCCGCCCTCAAGATGACGGTCGAAACGTTCGACCGTGCCAAGGAAACCCTCAACGCGATGCACCGTGGAGCGATCGCCGAGATGTCCGGTCGAGGGAACGTCTAGCATCCACAAGGAGTCCATTATGCCCCCGAAGGTCCAGCCCAAGCCCGCCCCCGCGCCCGCCCCCAAGCCCGGCCCGAAGCCCCCGGCCAAGATCTCGCCGCCCGCCAAGGTGTCGCCGAAGGCCAAGCCCGCCGAGGATCAGGAGGAGTCCGCGGCCGCCCCGTCCCGCTCCTCCTCCGGGTCGACGAAGGCCCGGAACGCCCGGACGTACGACTTCGGTGACGAGTCGGTGAAGGGCGGGTACAACGACCGGCCGGAGTCCTTCAAGGGCAAGGCCGGGATCACCTACATCCTCCGCATCGTGACGACGCCCGTCGCGTACTTCGGGGCCCACATCGAGAACTCCTCCGACCCGAGCAAGTCCTTCTTCATGACGTCGCGTGCCGACTTCGACACCTGCGCCGCCGCGTACGAGGGCGATGACCGCGAGGCGGTGGCCCGCGCCGCCGAGCAGTGCCCGCTTTGGGAGCGCCAGTTCAAGATCAAGCAGAAGTTCGTCTGCGGGATCTACGTCGTCGGCAAGGAGGACTCTCGCGGCCGGTTCGAGAAGGTCGGGCAGTTCTTCCCGTGGTCCTTCGGCCCCGAGCGGTACCAGTCCCTCACCAACGTCGCTCGCAGCCTGCCCTCGAAGCCGGATGGGAGCCGCGTCTCGATCCACGCCGTGGAACTCCGGGCGTCGTGCAAGGACGACCGCTTCCAGAAGTTCGACATCGTCCCGGTGACGTCGAAGAACGACATGAAGATGACGTGGGCCGATGTGTGGGACGAGGTCAAGGGGTACTTCGAGGGCGACGACCGCAAGTCCGTCTGCGACAAGATCGAGCAGTTCCTTGAGCCCGACTCCAAGCGGGACATGATCGCGTCGATCGACCGTGCCCAGGGCGCGTCGCAGAACGCGGTCGAGGAGCCGGACGACCCCCCGGCCCGCCGGTCCGCTCCCAAGTCCTCCCCCAAGTCCACCCCGGCGAAGGCCGCGAGCCGGTCCGGATCCGCCGAGGAGGACTCCGAGCCCGAGTCGGCGCTGGACGACGCCCTGAGCGACGTGGAGGGGGACGGGTCCGGGGAAGAAGCCTCGGACGACACCGGCGAGTCGTCCGGCGACGATGACCTTGACGACGTCGAGTGATCGACGAGGGCAGAGACCCGGCCGGGTGAGAGCCCGGCCGGTTTCTTTATGGACACCAAGATCCACCCAGGGACGACGATCGTCGTCGGGCTTGACCTCTCGCTTTCCGCGACGGGCGTCGTGGTGGTCAAGATCGGGAAGGACCGCCACAAGCTCATCCGGTCCGCCGTCTGCTCCGCCCCGGAGCCCGGGGGCGTAGACGACAAGGGGCTCCGCCTCTCCGAGTTGGCGGACTCCGTGGTTTCCCAGGTTGGCCTGTTCCCGGACGAGCATTACCTCTTCTTCGCGGAGGGGTACTCGTTCGGGAGCCCGTTCGCCGCGAGGCGGATCGGGGAGACGCACGGGGCGGTGATCTCCCGCGTCTACCAGCAGTTCCGGGCCCCGGTCCGGTACGTCACGCCCGCGAGCGCGAAGATGATCGCGTGCCCGAACCACCCCGGGTGGTCGAAGGACAAGTGGGCCGCCGCGAAGAAGCCCGGGAAGTGGAAGCGGTCGATGCCCTCCAAGGAGGACGTCATGCGCGGGGTCTTCGACCGGTTCAAGATCTCGCTCGCCACGGACGCCGAGGCTGACGCCTTTTGCGTCGCGATCGGCGGGCTCCTCCGGTACTCCAAGTTTGACGCGACCTCCCGAAAGATCGTCGACGCCCGAACCTTCGAGTAGCGCGGTGGGAACGTCCTGCATGAAACCCAAGGACAAGAAGGCCCCACGGAAGTCGGCCGCCCCCGTCGTCGGTCTCGCCGCCGCGCTGACCGCCCTCCGCGACAAGCTCCCCGGCCGCGTCATGTTCGTCCCCCCGGCCTCCCGGGTGATCCCGATGCGGCACCGGGCGCTGGGGGCTCTCCTCGCGGGCCCGGAGAACCCCGGCCTGCCCTGCGGGAAGTTCATCGAGATCCTCGGGGAGGCCCACTCGGGGAAGACGACGCTGGCCTTCGCGATGGCCGACGCCGTCATCAACCAGCCCCCCGGGTCCCGGCACGAGATCCGGGACCCGTCCGGCAAGGTGATCGAGGTCGACGCCCCGCGCCGGGTTCTCTATCTCGACTTCGAGCACTCGCTCAACATGAAGTACCTCCGGGACGGGATCCGCAACGCCGTCCTTGCGGACGTCGACGAGGGCGGAGTCGTCGCGAACGCCGACGCCGCGAACCTTTGGGTCCACCAGCCCGCCACGCTGGAGGAGGGTGCCGAGATCGCCGTCCAACTCATCGGGTCCGGCGAGTTCGGCATGATCGTGATCGACTCGATCCCCGCCATGCTCCCCAAGGAGGAGGCGGAGAAGACGATGGAGGAATCGACGGTCGGGAAGCACGCCGCCGCGATGGGGAAGTTCTTCCGCCGCACGACGGGCCTGACGTCCCGGTTCAACGTCGTGGTCGTCCTCATCAACCAGTGGAGGGACAAGATCGGGGTCGTCTTCGGGGACCCGCGCCGTTCCCCCGGCGGGAAGGCGATGACCTACTACGACTCCCTCAAGATCGACGTCTCCGGCCCGAAGAACTCCCCGTGGTTCCCGCAGGGCGGGAAGATGGCGAACATCAAGGTCATGAAGAACAAGGTCACGGGGAAGCTCGGGACCGTCTCGTATCACCTGGGGGCCGGGTGGGGGATCTCCCCGGAGGTCGAGTTGACGGAGATGATGCAGGCCGCCGGGCTCCTGAACTCGACGGGCCCGAACCGGCCGGTGGTCGTCTTCCCCAACTCGCCGAACCGGAGGCAGTTCGAGTCCCGCGATGCGTGGCTCCGGCACCTCCGGAACGGGTCCGACCGCCAGTGGCAGAGCCTGACGAACCAGTGCGTGAAGAAGGGCGTCTCGGTCATCGAGAAGCCGTCGCGATCGGCCTCCTCCTTCGATGCGGATGGTGACTGATGACGAACCGGCCCGCGAAGATCTCCTCGGTGTCCCTCGACGACGTCCTGTCGTGGCGCGGCGCGAGGCTCGACCTCTCCCCGGGGCTCAACGTCGTCGTCGGCCCTTCCGACTCGGGCAAGACGAACGTGTACCGCGCCGTTAGGGCCGTCGTTGAGAACGCCCCCGCCGACCGGTTCGTCCGGATCGGGTCGACGGCGGGGTCCGCGACGATCACGTTCGACGACGGGGCGTCGGTGTCGCTGGGCAAGGGGAAGGGCAAGGACTCCGCGAACACCTACACGGTCGGCACGGCCGACCCGTCCGGGGGGACGCGGGAGCGTGTGTTCCAGAAGGTCGGCGCGGACTGCCCGGCGGAGGTCGCCTCGGTCCTCCGGCTCGGGCCCGTCGACCTCTCCGGGGCGGAGGCGGACATCCACTTCGCGTCCCAGCGCGGCCCCGCGTTCGGCGTGGACGTCCGCCCCGGGGATCTCGCCCGGATCATCGGTTCGGTCTGCGGGCTCGACGCCGTCTATTCCGCCCTCTCGGAAGCGGAGCGGTCCCGGAAGTCCGCCTCGATCGAGGACGCCCGGGCCGACGCCGCGTTCAGGCTCCAGCGGGCGAAGTACCGGGCCGCCGATTCCGTGCTGAGCGCCGATCAGGCCAAGTCGTACGCCGACCTGCTGACCGAACTCAGCGCCCGCCACGACGAGACGACCAGGGCCGCTTTGTTTCTAGAAGAAACAGCGGGGGAACTCACGTCGTACGTCGACGGGCTCGCCGTGCGGACGTCCGCCCTTGAAGAGGCGACCCGCTCGTATGACGAGGCGGTCGTGCTTCGCCAGTCGTTCCTCGACGGGCGGCGGGCGGTGGATCGGCTCGCGGAGATCTCCGACGAACTCTCGGCGGCCTCTCTGGACATCGAGGAGGCCGAGGAGTGCCTCATCGCCAAGGTGAAGTCGCTCGCGGACCTCGAAGCGAAGGCCCATCAACTCACGAAGACGAAGTGCCCGCTCTGCGGGAGGAGTGGACGATGAGTCTCAAGAGCGTGTCCTTGCTCGCGTTCGGGGACCTCCACTATTCGTTCGAGCCCCCGGCCTCCCGGAAGCCCTCGTACCGGAAGGAACTCGACGACATGCTCGACGAGATCCGGGGTCTGGTGAAGCGGCTCGGGATCGGCGTCGTCCTGTCGGCCGGGGACCACTTCCACCGCAAGGGGCGGACGTCCCACGCCGAGGTCCGGGCGCTGTTGGCGAAGTATTGGGCGCTGAGCGGGGCGGCCGGTTTGTTCTTCTCGATCGCCGGGAACCACGACATGATCGGCCACAACGCCGAGTCCGCGTCGGAGACCCAGCCGCTCGGCGTGCTTGCCGAGTCGAACGTCGTGAGCCTCCTCGGTGGGGACCCGGAGATCGTTGACGGGCCGGTTGCCATCTACGGGATCCCGTACCAGCACAACCTCACGCCGCACGCCGCCGCGTGCCTCCTCACCAAGAACCACCGGGCCCGGTTCGCCGCCGTCGTCATGCACGCCGACGTGCTCACGGACGCGGTCGCCCGCGCGTACGTCTCCGCGATCGAGTCCGCCTTGGGGATCCCGGTCGCGGTTCTCAACGGGCATATCCACGAGCCGATGCGGGTCATCGAGTGCGGGTCCTCTGTTTACGTCGGGCTCGGGTCCATCGCGCGGACGTCGATCGCGGAGCGGGGCGTCACCCCGTCCGTCGCGGTCGTGAGCTTCTCGGCGAAGGCCGGGATCCGGGTCAAGGACATCCCGCTCGCCTCCGCCCTTCCGGTTGCGGACGCCTTCGAGATTGACGCCGCGAGCGGGGAGCCGGTCAACGCCGACCTCGACAAGTTCGTCGAGCTTGTCGGGGGCGACAACGATGCGGCGGTGATGGACGTCCGCGCCGAGGCCCGCGAGCTTGGCGCTTCGCTCTCGATCCCGGAGCCCGGGATCGAGGAGGCGATCCGGCTGCTCGACGGGAAGTATGATTCGGCATGACCCCTCCGAAGCGCCGTGCCGTGAACGCCCCGAAGACCGTCTCGCCGAAGAAGGCGGAGCCGAAGCCGACCCGCCGCCCGTACCAGAACCCCGCCGACCGGGTGTGCGTGAAGATGGGGCTCGCCCGCGTCGTCGGCCCCCGCGTGGAGTACGACTGGCCGATGATCGACGAGTTGTGGCTCGTCGACCCGGACAATACCATCCTCGGGTTCTGCAAGAAGTACGACATCACGTACGCCCAGGCCCACAAGCGGCTCACGATGAGCGTGACCCGCAAGAAGGCGATCCAGGCCGTCTCCCGCAACGGGTACATGCTCGCCGTCGTGCGCGGGCTCCTCGCGTCGCACCACCGGGCGGCGCACGAGGACGCCGAGCGGTTCTCGAAGACAATCTCCGAGTTGACGGTGTTCTCCCACTCCGCCGCCGCGTTCGCCCGGGCCCGGATGATGAAGATGGGGCCCGGCGGGGAGGAGATGGTCAACGTCGACGCGAAGTCCTCCGACGTGGCGTACTACGCGAGGATCGCCAGGGACGCGAGCGAGACCCTCCGGAACCTCCTCGAACTCAAGGTCAACGTCGATGGGACGGAGGAGCAGCGGCAGGAGATCGAGGGCATCACGATCGACGAGCCGAAGCGACCCAACGCGGGAACGTCCGGGCATGATGAAGAAGCCCAGCACGGTCAGCCCGAAGCGCCCGCCCAACCCACCGGCCCCGACGCCCAAGCCATCGTCGTCCGCCCCGATCCCGGAGTTCGTCCGGACTGAGTACGACCACGCGATCGCGTCGTACCCGCTCGTCCGCATGCTCAAGAGCGTGCTCGTCTCCGTTCCCCCGGGCCCCGGGGAAGCCCCGATCGACGTCCGCGTCTCGACGAACAACCTCCACGCCGTGATTGTCGGGCAGCCGTTTACGATCCCGGAGGGCGTCGACCGCGATGGGTTCATCTTCCCGTACCCCGAGTGCGAGCCGAGGCCGTCCCGGTTCCTCGCGGAGACGATGACGTGGCAGAAGACGGAGAACGCCGAAGCGTACTCGGTCGGGACCGGGTACAAGGTCTCCGAGGACGATGTGCGTGGGTCGCTCAAGCAGTGGGTGACGTGGCTGGCGAACTTCGAGAACAGTTCCCCGACCCTCCGGTTCGAGGTCTTCGAGGGAGGCCGGGACGTCGCCTTCATCGGGTTCAACCGGCAGGCGCTGCTCGACGTGCTGTGCCAGATCCCGGACGAGGGGATCGTGCTGGCGGTCCCGCTTATCGGCGGCGTTGGTCCGTGGCGGTACGCGAGCGGGGAGTCCGCCGTGTCGACCGGGTCCGAGGGGTCGTCCGCGCTCCTGACGGTTCGCTCGCCGCGCGGGGCGATCGACGCGAACTGGAGGATGGGCGTGTGCAACTCCGACCGAGGCCAGAAGCAGGCCGCCGAGAAGGTCGTCGCCGAGATCGGGTGGGTCCGCCGCGTGCTTTCGCACATCCGGAAGGTTGCGGCGGATGCGGTGCGGGGGTAGACTACGGCTGTTGTTTCCGGTAGAAACAACGGGAGACCGCGCATGCCCCCCACCAAGTCCGCCGCGAAGACCTCGCCGAAGTCGAAGGCCCCCAAGCCCGCGAAGCCCATTCTCCCGGATCCGCCCCCGGAGGGGTCCGTCCACCAGATCGATCCGTCGCTTCTCGGCATGGCGGTCCGCCTCTCGGAGATCGCCCCCGACCCCGCGAACGAGCGCTCGCACTCGCGGCAGAACCTCGACGCGATCCGGGCGAGCCTCACGAGGTACGGGCAGCGGGAGCCCCTCGTCGTGAACCGGAGGACCGGACTGATCGAGGCCGGGCACGGGCGGTACGTCGTCATGCAGGAGTTGGGCTGGCAGTATGCGGCGGTCGTCCTCGTCGAGGACGACGCGAAGGCCGCGAGCGGGTACCGCGTCGCCGCGAACCGGACCGCCGAGCTTGCCGAGTGGGATGACGCCCGGCTTCTCGCGACCCTGACGGAGCTTGGGGGTGACGCGATCCATTCGGGGTTCACCGAGGCGGAGATCAGGAAGATCGAGAAGTCGCTCGCGCCCCCGGAGCCGGACCAGGGCCGGGCGGTTAAGCCGACCTTCGGTGCTAAGATCACCTGCCCGAAGTGCAAGCACGAGTGGACGGAGAAGCGCTCGTGAAGAAGCACGCAAAGAACCAGACCATGTCCGTCGTCATGTGGCCGATCGGGCGGGTGAAGCCGTACGACAAGAACCCCAGGATCAACGACGGGTCCGTGGATTCCGTGGCGAGGTCGATTGAGCAGTACGGGTTCCGCCAGCCGATTGTGGTCGACAAGAACGGCGTCATCATCGTTGGCCACACCCGGCTCAAGGCCGCGAAGAAGCTCGGGATGGCCGAGGTTCCGGTCCACGTTGCGTCCGACCTCTCGGAGACCAAGGCGAGGTCGCTTCGGATTGCGGACAACAAGACGCACGAACTCGCCGAGTGGGACGTCGACATGCTGAGCGATGAGGTTCGGGCGCTTGCGGCCCTTCCGGACTTCCGCGACTTCGAACTCGGCATGGACCTTGCGGATATCGAGTCCGCGATGAACCCCCACGGGCGGGATGGGCTTGTGGACCCCGACGACACCCCCGCGCCCCTCAAGACCGCGAAGACCAAGCGTGGGGACGTTTGGCTGCTGGGGAACCACCGCTTGATGTGCGGAAGCAGCACCGACATCGCCGACGTCAAGAAGCTCATGAACGGGGAGAAGGCGGTCCTGGTCTCCACCGATCCCCCGTACCTCGTGGACTACACGGGCGACCGCCCCGCCGACCGCGGCAAGGACTGGTCGGCCCAGTACAAGGAGGTCGAGATCACCGACGCCGCCGGGTTCTTCCGGTCGTTGTTCTCCAACGTGCTTGAGGTGATCGCCCCCAAGGCGGCGATCTACTGCTGGCACGCCCACAAGCGGGTTGGGGAGATTCAGGCGGTCTGGAAGGACCTCGGCATCCTGGACCACCAGCAGATCGTGTGGGTGAAGCCGACCCCGGTCTTCGGCCGCGCCTACTGGCACTTCCGGCACGAGCCGTGCATGATGGGCTGGGTGCAGGGTTCTCAGCCCGAGCACGACAGCGACCACAGCCACAACTCGGTTTGGGAGGTCGACTGGGAGGGCAAGGCCCGCATCGTCGGCAACGAGCACCCCACCCAGAAGCCGGTCGAGATCTTCGCCAGGCCGATGCGGAAGCACACCAGGCCCGGCGACGTCTGCTTCGAGCCCTTCAGCGGCAGCGGGTCGCAGCTCATCGCGGCCGAGCAGCTGGGGCGGCGGTGCTTCGCGATGGAGCTGGAGCCGACGTTCGTGGAGGTCGCCGTGCGGCGGTGGGAGGCGTTCACGGGGAAGAAGGCGGAGCGGGTCCCACGGTAACGTCCGGCATGAAGAACGATCACGCCGACACTCCGTCCTACGGTCGAGGCCGACACTCCTCCGGGTTCGTCGCGACCGGAAGGTGCAATCCTGACGGTTCGATCTTCCGGCCCGCTTCCGGACCGTACTGCTTCTGGATCTTCTCGGCCTATACGCCCGAGTACGCCGACGTCGTCCACGCCCACCTCCTCCCGTCGCTCCGGGCTCGGCTCGGGGAGATGAACTTCGTCCGGTACGCCGTCCACCCGATGCCCTCTCGCGGATCGTGGGCGGCGAACTGCGGGTCGAAGG